GCAGAACCGTTGACCCATCCGCCCCCGTCCCCTCAGGTAGCCCCAATCAACCTCCCCACCACCTCTCCCCCCTCCTGGCACATCCCCAGGGGGGGGTGTAGCATGGATTCCGAGGCCGCACCCTGCCCTGAATCCTGGAGCGAGCGCTCCATTCAGGCTCATGATCATGATCAACTACTCATGATCACTCATCCATGATCAACGATCTTGATCATCAAGATCAACGATCATGAGTCATGATCCCCCACCTATGAGTCATGTCTCCTGAAACGGACAAAGCTCACAAGAGCCCTGAAACAGGAAAAGCCGCAGGCAACAGGCAAACCGAACCGAAACCGATCCAAGCAACCGCATAGCTGTAGCCCTGGTGCGTGAACCTAACCTGTATCAGTGCTCCCCTTCGATGTCTTGATTCAGGGACAGGCTAACCGTTAGCCTGAATCAGGATTCATGAATCCTGGAGCATCCCCGGATACGACTGCATGTTGATATGCATCTTCTACAGGAGTCCTGATGCGAGACCTGGAGCAGACCGACCTCGGAATCGGCGAGGAAGAAGTCACCCGGTCTCAGCCGATGGTCCGGGCGCTGCTGGTTCAGCGGCTGGAGCAGATCTGGAACCAGTGTCAACCTCATGTTGACGGCAGTGTGAAACCTGACCCCCGGTTCATCGAAGCCGGAATCCGCGTCCTCGACCGGCTCGCGAAGCTGTATCGCCTCGATCAATCTCTCACGAGTGCTGAACTGTCGCCGGAAGACCCGAAACGTCACGCGGTTACGCAGGCGATGACAGCTTTGGCCGAGTTCGAGGCCCGGATGTCGGAGCAGTAGACAAAGTTCGCGACGGTTTCGCGGCTACTTGACCCTGAAGTGTCACTGGTTCGCGTCACTCGCCAGGACAGTGACAGTTTAAGTGTCATCGAAGTGTCACTCGAAATGTCCGAATCCTGTACCAATTTGTCCAGGTTTGATGTTTTTTTTTTAGTATTTATGACAGTTGTGTCTCTGAGAGTTAGGAAAAAGGGGTATAGAAAAGAGGAATCAAGATCAAGTATGTATACGGTAAAGGAAGAACTTTCGGTTTCATGACAGCATTCGCGTCATGTTCGCGTCATGATCTTGATTCCAGGCCAGGTGCGCTGTGTCCTGAGTCCTGGCTGCCTGTGTCCTGAGTCCTTGTGGAGGGTAGGGGTGGGGGGTACAGTAGAGGGATGAGAGAAGGAAGATTCGTACCGGCACCAGAAGGGGCGATGATCCGATGCCTCCGCATCCGGGCCGACCTGACCCAGGACGCGCTGGCCCGACTCATCGGCCGGAGCAAGAGCTACTTCAGCCTCATCGAACGAGGACACTCCCGAGCCTCACAGGAGATCCTGGCGGAGGTTTCCCGGGCACTGAAGCTCAGCCTCGCTGAAGAGCAGCAACTCCGGGCATTGCGCCAGCAGCCGTTCCAGATCAAGCAGAAGATCCTGAACCTCGGCGTCGTGTTCACGATGAAGGACGGCCAGGATGGCGAAACCTGACAGGAAGGTCGGTGGCCTGGCCCTGTACATGTCCCTGGCCACCGTGATCGTCATTGGCCTACTCCTGTGGCACGGGGTCGTTTCCATCAACAGGTGGAAGCACTGGTGCCTGGATCAGGGTGGCCGGATCGACACCGTCCGCGTGCCCAGCAACAGCCGGCTGTATCACTGCTACAAGGACGGCAAGGAAGTTGGCATCCATGATTTCTGAGTCCCATGGTCCACGTCGCCTCGGGACACATTCCTCCGCCGCCTGCGAAGGACGTACCTGCTGCATCCACAATCCCAGCGACCACCACATGAAGCACTGGCCGAAGTATTGGCGCAACGACCTCGGAATCATGGAACGCCTGTGTCCGCACGGTATCGGACATCCAGACCCCGACGATGCCGCGTACCGGCTGATGCGTTGCCTTCCGGGCCAGGAAAAGAATGAGGCTGCGCGCGGGATCCACAGCTGCGACGGTTGCTGTCAGGAAGGAGATGAATCCCTTGTACCAGTCTGAACCTGAGACCGAGCACAGTGTCTGGCGGACCAGAGGGTTCTGGCGGACTCAAGCCCTTGACTCCAGGCGGATGTTGATCGAGGCTCTGGCCAGGATCCAGCTTCTGGAAGAGGAGCTGAGTGAGGTCAAGGCTGACCGAGACCACTACAAACGGCAGCACCAGGATCCCTTTGGCGCTGTTGATGGATGGCCTTTCTCTGACTGAATAAAACAGAAACAGTTGTGCACCCCCCACCTGGGTAGTACAGTGGGGGGTGCACTGCTATTTGCAGGCTCATGGAAAACTACACAGAGTCAGGAGTACCCATGAACAAGAAACTAAGTCGCTTCCGGCGACTCCGGTGGGTCTGCCGCGCCATCGTCGTTGCAGTCACCGCCGCAAGTATCTGGGCGAACATGCTGAACGCTGGCCACAATGCAGCGGCCATCGCGATTCACGTCTTCCCGCCGCTGTTCTTCTTCGCAGCCCTCGAAATCACCTCTCGGGTTCCCTTCCGCAAGGAAGACCGCTGGTACTGGAAACTGTCTCGTGGATTCGGTACGCTCATTATCGCAGGAATTTCCGCGTATCTGAGCTACCGCAACCAGAGCACAGCCTTTCACCGGTACGCAGACGACCAGACCGCAATCCTGCTCCCCCTCTCGATCGACGGCATGATGATCGTTGCCTCGGTCACGTTGATGGTCCTGAACGCGCGCATCGAACAGATCGAAGCGTTCATCGAAGCAGGCAAGGTCTCCACCTACAAGAAACCCGAAGAACCGATCCTCGTGAAGCCGAAAGACGAACGCGAACCGTCGAAGAAGGAACGTATCGCCGCGATACTGAGCCGTAGCCCGGAACTGACCAACCAGGAAATCGGTGACCTCACCAATTCCTCGCTCAATTACGTGTACTCCGTCCGCCGAGCCCTCAGTACAGTTCCTGCCGAGGAGGAAACACCGCAGCTGGAGCCCGCGTTCGCTTAAATACCCAGTGCCGGACATGATGACCGGTTTTACGAAACAGCCCCCCAGTTTCCTGGGGGGCTGTTTCTTTATCTGCGGGAACCGACAAACGAGGAGTACCGGTTTTGATGCTAGAACGCAGGTACCGGGATCACAACCCCGTCAGTGAACTTGTTACCTGACCAGACATTGCCTGGCTTCGAGCGGTCATAGTCACCAACCGGACCGTATTTTGCACAGTCCTGGCTAACCGTGGTGTCACCTCGTCCGAACACGTTATCGATGAACCGGTTGTTCATGGCACCGTCCGAGAACGGCTTGTTCCGCGAGGAACCGCCGTAGGCGCAGTACGCCGCGAACACTGTCGGAGCGAAGTAGTTGCCCTGGATCAGGTTGTCCCGCACCGGAGCGAAGTCGCCGTACCCCGTCAACGAGGCCGAGCACGTCCCTTCCTCGCTGGCCGGCTGTGCGTCACAGACCAGAGTGTTGTGCACCAGGGTGAGCTGCTGTTCCATGCGAACAGCTGAAGCGTGCCAGACGCTTTGGATGCGCTGGCCGTGAATCCAGGAGTCCCGGATGTCACAGGACCACTGGCAGTACACGCCCCGGTTTCCGCCGGTGACTTCAACCCGCAACATGCTGAAGTCGTGGTTTCCCACCACCGTCAGCTCCACCACTGTGGAGATCGATACCTCGGAGTCGACCAGCGCGAACGAGGTTCCCGACCGGTCGGTGTTGTCGATCCAGCCGTTGATCCGGCTGCGGGTGATCCGAACACCGCTGGCCCGGATGGACACATTGCAGGGAAAACTGCGGGCATCTACCAGCAGGTTCGGGGTCGTGATCGCCACAACGCCACCGCTGCACGTGCCATCCCATGGAGTCAGGACCGTACCAGCGGGAACGCCTGTGTTGTCCGCGTTCGGAAAGTCACCGGACGGAGGAGGAGTAGTCGTCGCGGTCGGGGTCGGAGTCACGGTCGCGGTGGGGCTGGCAGTGGGGGGAGTGGTCGCCGGAGGCGTAGGGGTAGGTGAAGGTGACCCGCCGAGAAGTCGCAGGATCTTGTTCTGATCAGTGATGCACTGGTTAGCTCTGGTGAGCTGCGAACCGGTGGAGTTCGAGGCCAGGAGTTGACAGTTCGCCAGATTGTCTCGTGCCACCTGAGTCTGTGTCGTGACGCTGGCGTTGGCTGGCGTGAGGAAACAGGCCCCCAGAATCAGGGCTGCCGCTGAAACAGCGGCAGTGGACAGCACGATACGTTTTCGTGGGTTCATGTACATGATTCCTTTTCTCTGCTTAGCCGCGTATAGCAGCGGCAAGGGCTTCCAAACCATCCGCCAGTTGCTCCAACATCGCAAGTGTTTCAGCGTCAGAAGATGGCAGTCCTGCCGGCGGCGGAACGACGACACCGAACCCGCCCAGTTCGTCTGGTGTCACCTGGTTGTCCTTCCAGGCCCAGCCATATTCGCCCCAGACTCGCTTGATGGCCTCGGCCTGGGTGGGGTTGGCCACCTTGAATCGTTCAGCTCCCGTGCTGCCCCACAGGTCTCCGTCACACCACACATACATGACCATTTCATCAACTCCTGGCTGCAAAGATCCGGGACGTACCCATTGTCCAAAGTTATCCATTTTACTGCGACATAGATCGACAGTTCCGCCACCAAGTGCCTGATTGTTGCGGTACTGCTCTATATGGTTGCCGCTGAACCATTTGCCGGCACTCCAGGCATATGTTTGGAAGAACCAGGTGGCGATGCCGCGTTCCTTGAGCCAGCCCATCACGTCGTACTCGCCGTACACGCCAACCCGTCCCCGTCCGAGGACACCGGCAGCAGCGTTGCAGTAGGCAGTGATGGCGGGGAGGTTGCCGGCGACCATGTCCACGTCGGCGGCGAAGTAGATGGGAAGCGCGGGCGCACCGAGAGCCATCCGGTGCGTTTCGGCCAGCTGGGCATGAGCCTTGCCGAGCGCTGCGCCCCGCAACATGTCTCCTGCGGCTCCTTCAGCCAGAAACCCGATGGAGATGTCCTGCGCCCACAACTGGTCCCGCTCTGAAGCTGTGAGCAGCTTCCCGGCGGATCCTGGCCCGATGTAGCGCAGCGCGAACGTTTTCCCGGCCGTCTTCAAGGAAGAGGGGCTGGGATGTGCGAATGAGTAGTCCACACCTTCTGCCACGTTTGAACTGTAAACGAAAAAGGCCCCCATCCGTTACCGAATGGGGGCCTTTCCTGTCGTTACCGTTGACGCCAGGCTTCCAGCGTCCGGGTCCGCAGACCTCGGTTGTATTCGTTGACCAGGGCAGTTGCCAGGGCCATTGAATGCCGCGAGTGAGACAGGCGGGCCAGCTGCGACGTTTCACTCAGCAGGGACTGCGCCCCGCCCTTGTAGCTCTTCATGACACTGATCAGGCGGTCGGTGTCGATCCGGGAGCCGTATTCGGCGAACATGCGGCCGATACCTTCCACCATGGGGGCCTGACCCGCCATCCGGTTAGTTCCCCAGGCGCGGGTGACGACAAGGAATGTCATCGCCAGCAGGTTGGGGTCAGCTTCCTTTTCGAGCGACAGCCGATAGATCTTGGAGATTGCCTGGACGGCGTTCACGTTGCCATCCGCCGCCGTAGCACTGACCTTCCAGCCATATTGGAGCAGTATCCGGGAGATCTCCCGGGCCTCTTCGCCACCTGGTGAATCGGCCTGAAGGCTCACCTTGAACTGGTCGATCACGGGGGGCTTGGACGTGTCGTTAAGGTCGAGAAACATCTGCGCTTCCTCGGCCAGTTCCAAGCCTTCGAACACGTGACACAGCAGCAAGCCTTCATTGTCAGTGACTCGCCGGGTGGCTTCCCAGCGGTGCTGACCGTCGATCACAATCATCGACTTATCCTTGCGTCGTGACACGGTCACGACACCCAGCGAGCTGGGGTTGAACTTCTTCACCATGCGTTCAACCTTGGGCAGGTTAAGGCCGGTGCGCTGCACTCGCCGGTCGATGGTCAGGTTGGAGACCAGTACCTCTTCGGTGATGAAGGGGTGGCTCTTCGCCCACCTTTCGAAGGCAGCGTTGCTGTTCACTGTTTCCTGTTCCTGGTTCATCCGGTATTGATCCTTTTCTGTATCTGGTTACGGTGACTGCGGATAGCGGCGAGTGGCTTACGGAGGGAATTGACGTATTCCGCCAGCTCTTCCGCGCTCAATCCGTCACTGATTCCGTTGAATGCGGCAATGCCCCGAGCAACACCATTGAGCTGAGAAATGATCATGCCCAATGTTTCTCGTTGCGCAGACGCGGTGGCGATGGATCCCTCCGGCTTTTCATGGAGGGCCTTCTGGAGTCGATGCCGAGCCGAGTAGCAGGTGATCTTCCCCTGGTCCAGTTCCTCTGTGAGACCTGCCGCGAATGCCCGGATATCCGGGTTCTCGTGGAACTGTGCGGTCTTGTAGGTGCTGATCAGGGCAACCATCTGACCTTCGCTCGTGCCGATAGCTTCCGCTAGCAGGCGACGAGACGGGGCCAGCCGTTCCAGGTGTACATCACGAGAAACGCCTATACGTCGATTCTTCAATTGCTTCTGGCGCAGGTCGATCAGGTTCTGGAAGTCGCAGTAGTAGCGCCAGATCCTTCCTGTAGTAACAGAAAGTCCCGCCGGTAGCCGAGGGTTCTTCCTTACCTTGTCGAGGTATTGAACTCCCTCGTCAAAGGTTTCTACTCCATACACTAGGCAATGTGTCCAGCCCAGGTTGATCATTGCCCGGATACGCCGGGAGCCGTCGAGGACCGTGTTGGTGGTCCGGTCGATGAGGACGGGAACCTTGAGCCCGTTCTCCTGGATGTCGCCCTGAAGGTCTATCAGGGACTGATCGTCAGGGATCCCATCACCATGAAAAACCAGAACATGGAGCGGGACCTTGTAGGGGTTCTTCATGCAGTCTTCCTTTCACCTCCCCAGGGGTGTGAGGTCAACTGTAGCGCCTGTTGATACCGATGGCAACTACTAGCTAGTTCTATCGATCCAGAAGCTGCGGGACCAGGTGCGACCCCGGCCGGTAGATCCCCTTCCAGACCCGCTGCGTACTGGTCCGGCTATACGTAGCCCGACCAGAAGCGGTCATCCGGTTCAGGAACCGACGCGAACCCAGACGCTTCTCCCCCTGCGCCCGACACCAGTCCTCATACAACAGATACAGCTCCTGCGTCCGGACCTGACCATCCTTGTGTGCGACCAGAACCTCTTCCTCAAACTGATCGTCGAGGAACCGAACCACACTGTCGCTCTGCTCCCGGTGCGTCACCTGAGCCTGGACCACGTCACTGGGTTCCTGAAGGCCATTGGCCAGGAAGTCACGGAGACCTTCCAGGATCCAGTTCAGGATCCCGTCGGCCTCGGCGTACAAGTACTTCCGGGCATAGTCTGGAATGTCTGCCGAATCCGTGCCGAACTCGGTCATAAACGGAATCAGCTTCGCCCGGCGCCAAATCGCATTATCGTCAGAATTAAACCGAGGCGGATGATTTGTCGCAATCCAGATTGTGCACTCAGGCGTCCACGTCACGTTCGACTGGTACAATTCCCGCGACACGATCTGATCCCGGCCGGTGAGCCGCTTCATCAGGTTTTCGTTGAAGCTGGTGCCGTCGGCGGTTTCCGACGTCGTGATCAGTCGTTTGTTGCGCAGTCCGTGCAGGTCATTGGTGAGGGATCCTTGGCCAGGATGGAAGGTACCCTCAGCGGCAGAGCCACCGTAGTCACCGAAAACATGCTCCAATGTGGACAGGAACTGGGACTTTCCGGTACCAGTGGGGCCATACACGATAAAGAAGGAGCGATGGTCAGCTCGCCCGAGCAAGGTGTAGGCAACCGCTCGCTGGACGTATTTGCGTGTCTGTTCGTCGGGGAGGACCTGGGCCAGGAAAGAGTCCCAGTGTGGTGCGGTTGCGCTCGGATCGAATTTAGCGTTGAGCCGTCGACTCATGAGGTGAGTGGGATCGTGAGGTCCCAGTTCCCCAGACGTGAGGTTCAGTTCGCCATTGACCAAATTAACCAGATGATCCAGCTGGTCGAAGTCGTCGACCCCGACACTGACACCAGAGATGGATTTCATCATCCCGACGGCGGCATTGGTTCGTCCGGCGTTAGCGCTTGACGTTGCCCATTTCACGTCCTTGACACTGTCGGCTGCTACACCTTCGTCGTACATCTGCGCAGTTTCGTAGTTCCACTCCGCGATGACCGCGTTCTTGTGTTCAGGATCCCAGCGACCGTCGACGTAGCTGTAGAACACGTTTGCGTCGTGAACCCAACGGAACCGGTCACCTACCCGTTTCCATAGCCGTTGCGCGTTTCCGAAGTCTGAGTAGGGCACAGGTCTGTGTACCCGAGGTGCACCCGGTTCCGCAATGACAAGTTCACCCTTGGTCAGGTCCTGAAGCCGTACCTGCCGGCTCCCGAACCCTTGGCGTACCAGGTCTCTCGCGGCAGCGGACATGTCACCATTAAACGAATAATGGGCATGTATAAATAGCTTGGTGAGCGGGATTTCTGTATCGAGCCCGGTGGAGGTCGACCAAACGTACAAACCAGGCTTTCCCTGGTAATCCGTTGACGCACTGTGTCCATCCCGGCGGTTTTTACCTGGTCGCACCCACAGGCGTTCACCGTCGTTCATCCGCTGCATCAGTGTCCAGCCAGCGGGTTCCAGAATCTCGGCCCAGTCCGTTTCGCTGGCCCAGTGATCGCCTGGAGAAATGGAAGCGGCGCCCGTAAGGGGAACCGATGCCTGGGGAGGCGGGACGGTACCGGGCGCCGCTGTCGAAAGCCTAGCAGGAAGGGGATTGACTGGTTCAGAGGTGATGGGAGACGGGATGTCGAGGGCACGTTTGATCGCCTCGTGGATCAGACAACGCTGGTCCCAGCTGATCGTCGGAACCACGCCCGGAGTGCCACAGGTCAACAGCCACGGTTCCCCGCTCGGATGGCAGAACCCAGGAGACGGGGCACCGACGAAGTATCCGCCATCTCCTCGCGTCTCCGACAGCACCAGCGGCTGAAGATCGCCCTGGTCGTTGACAGCGGACCGGTCCATGGCAACTTTCTCATTGCCGGGAACTTCATGATCCGCGATCCGGTAGACCAGGTGCATGCCCCCGGTGGGGCTCTGTTGTACATACCCGGCCAGAAGCTGATCCCAGGTTTCGCCACACCCGAGCGAATCCGCAGCATTTGCAATATCGGTCAAAGCGGTAGAAGTCAGGGCACGAGCCTCAAGCTCGGTCATTTCCAGGTTGCCGGACACGTTTCCGCAGATGATGGCCAGTCCGTACCGGTGACCGTTACCCCACCAGTCGTGTACTTCGTCCAGGTTCGGTACCCGCAGCTGATACTGCTTCCATCGGATAGCCGGCTGGTTCTTTGCCACAATTGGTACAACTGAGACGCCAGCTGCCCTCCACTGCTCGGCTACCTCTGGTAGTGTCACCATCACGTCCCTTCGGAGCCGTAGGGGTGGGGAAATTAGGTTCTGGTTTCATGGGTTCTGTGGCTGGAGCTGATTCCGTTTCCGTTTCCTGTTCGATGATCATGTACGTGTACGTGGTCTAGCTAGACTAGGACTGTCCTGGTTCCTGGTTCAGCCGGACGGAGGCGGCACTACTCACGTGGTGCCGCCTCCTCAGGCTAGTGACGCTACGCCTAAAACGGTGCCTCTTCCCCGTATGGATCTGGTCGAGCCGGCGGCCTAGCTGGCGGCAACTCTCGAAGTGATTGCTGATGCAAATTTCCACCAGTCAACTTCTGCTCCGCCAACTGTTGAAGTTGAGACTTCTGCTGCGCAACCGGCGCCTCGGCAGTAATACGTTCATCATCGGAACGGCCCTGTGGTGCTCCCGGTCGGAAGTCTCGGTGCCCAGCGAACCAGGCTGCTGCCCGTTCCACCGCCTGCTCGTCGTGGGTCATCAGTTCCAGCTCGAACGGCGGCTTACCCATGGTGTTCACCCCGATAGCCATCCGGGCCAGGACAGGTTTCGGGCGTCCGATCCGAGTCTTCATGAAGGCGATCAGGCGACCGTTACGCCACCATACGTTCCGGAATATCTGACCCTGATAGCCCTCGTGATCGGCTTGGTCGAGGTCTACCGCATCAACAACGATCACGTCTGAGTTCTTGCCCGGGACGGAAAACTTGGTCGGACTGTGGTCGATGTAGTCGATGGCCCAGACCATCACCAGGTGACCGACACAGTCGGCTGGATTCAGCCGCCCGGTGGCGGCTTCGTCGTCGAGCATCTGATCCATGTTCTGCTCCTTGCTCTGTTCTGTTTCTGGAGTGTGTTTCAGCGACCAGGACAGCCGGAAAGGTTCGCTCCGACTTCGAGGTCACGATCAGGGACGTACCAAGGACAAAAGCCACAGGAGTCGGATGGTTGAGCAGCGATCTGCTCCCACCGATGCTCATAGCTCTTGTTCAACATGTCCAGATTTGAGACTTTTTGCGCTATCTGAGAAAGGCGCTCCAGTGCACCGAGAGCGACCTCCTCCTTGTAATCGTCTGTCCACACGTAGACGTCACGAAGCCAACCAGCGCGAGGATAGAAAGCCAGGGCTACCTTCTTCACCTCGTAGCCCATCTGTCGGTAGCCGTAGCCGTAGAGCTGAACCTGAACAACGTAGCCCGGCCCCGGCCCCTGCGCCTTCACCTTACGCATGACCGAAGGGCCGGCGCCCTTGTGATCTATGACGCAGGCTTCGTCCACATTGAACAGATCACTTCGCCCTTTGATGAACCCTGCGATCGGAAGACGAGTTTCCGTGAGCCACGTCTTCGCATCATCGGGTGATAGGCGGATTCGAGCACGGAAAGCTTCATCCAGCCACGAATGTATGGATGTACCCACGATCGCTGCCCATGGATCAAAGCCATCGTTGACCTCAGGGACGTCGGCGATACGGTAACCAATACGACGGTCGCAGGGGTCACCGATCTCAGAAGGGCCGATAGTTTTCTGCTGGGAACGCGCACTGTTTCGATCCGCCCATTTGACTATCTCAATGATCTGTTTCTTGAGTTTCAGCGCCAGTGGATCATAGGACTCGGTGTCGTCCAAGAAAATGCACGCAGGATGTGCGGCTTCCTTGATGACGGCGGCCAACGGCTTCTGACAGACCACACACTTCCGAGCTGGCACTAGTGAGCCTCCGCGATCAGATGGAGGTCATCATCGTGCACCCAGAGGCCGAGGATGCCAAGGTCCTCGGCCTCGATCATCCCGGCCCGGTACCACTTCAGGAGAACCTCCTGCGGCCAACCAGTTGTCTGGGCCAGCCGGTGAAACGGAGTCAGCTTCCGGATCTCGATACCGAGGTCATCAAGCTGATCCAGTGTCACCTGAGCCAGCCAGGCAAGCCGGCCCACCCGCTGAGCCGTAGTGCCCCAGATCCGGCCACCAAGAGATGGATCATCCTCGCATCGGTAGTACGTGATCGGGGCTACGCGCAGCATCTCAGCCATCGCAGTCCGAGTCAGGCCAAGCACCTGTCTCAGGGGTGCCAGCTTGGCGCCGACAATGAGCGCCCGGCCGTATTCCTCGTGTTCTTCAGGTGACTTCATCCGGCTGATCGTATCGGTCACGGCGTCAACCCCTCCCCTTGGTGATGGATCATGCTAGCGGAAGGGTGTGACAAAAAACAGGCCCCCTGCCGAAGCAGAGGGCCTGTCTGGTTTGTGAAATTTCAATGATGGCGGGGATAGTCGTCACCGACCTCGTACTCATGCCAGGTGCGCTCATCCACGCTGCGGCAGCCTTCATCCTCACCGTTGCGCAGACACAAGCTCCATGACGCCGAGACGTGATGAACCACCGGCATCGTCAGCGTGCAGGCACCGTTTTTGCCATAGGCGTAGCACTGGGAACCAACCCAGTCATACGGTTCGCTGTAGTGCTTGTTCATCACCGTCCCCGACTCCGGGGCGCTGCACCCAAACAGCAGCAACACCGTAAACACGAGGAGTGTCACCTTTTTCATGGGTTCCCTTTCCTGGTGAAGCAGGGCGGCTCCGGTATACGGGGGACACGCTCGCGGATCGGTCGAAGATGCTGCGACTTATCACAGTTTCTTCGTGGCCATGCCGCCCTGCCTCGTGGATCCAGTGGGATTTGAACCCACATCTCCGGTCAAAAAAGTTCCGGGCTCGTTCCCATTGAGCTATAGACCCGGGTGGACCAGACCGAGCATGTTGGAAGTCAAGCTCGGTCTGGTCCGGCACCTGAGATCAGATCAGTTACGGGTTTATTCGCAAAATGAAGTAACCGTAACAATTCGCACCAGGTGCACGTCTACTTGTCCTTCTTGCGGTCCTTTTCTGCCTTCGCCTTGTCAGCGTCCTGTTCCTTTTTGATCCGATCCAGATCTGACTTACGGTCTGGTTCAGGCACCGCTGTGGACTCCCTTCTTGAGGCAGGAGGTGCAGATACGCAGACGCTTACGGGCTCCGTTGACGACGGTGTGAACCGTCTGGATGTTGGCTCGGAACATTCGGGGCGCTCGCTTCTTTACCTTGCGCTTCAGTGCGTTGCGTCCGAGTCGGGAGACGCGGTTGCCGAAACCTGGTCCTTTATTGCAGGTGTCGCAGGTTCCTGACATCAAGGGATCCCTTCGGTTTCCGTGGTAGCTCCACCGTACCCACCCCTGGGGTAAATTGCAAGTGATTCTTTTACGGACCAGGTAGTCCTAATGTGGACACATGTCCCTATCTGCCGCGCAACGAGTAGCCCTGCTTCCAGAGCGCGAGCGCTTGGACTGGCTGGAATCCTTGCCCCTCCAACTCGTTGAAGAAATCAACCGAGGTGAATGGTGGTGGGTGTCACGTCCCGAGCAGGTGCCACCACCGGGAAACTGGCTCGTTGCACTCGCACTCGCCGGCCGAGGATGGGGAAAGAGTCGAGCTGGAGCCGAATGGCTCGTAGAGAAAGTTCTTCAGCACCCATTCGACCGAAACCAGCAACCAACGGAATGGCTCTTGATTGGGGAAACGCTCGCGGATACACGCACCATCTGTATGGAGGGACCAGCTGGGCTCCTGCGTGTACTTACCCGTCGTGGGGTCGACTTCCGGTACAAGCAGTCCCCGAGGCCGATGGTCTTGTTCCCGAACGGCTCCAGGATCTACGCCGAGGGCGCGGATGACGAAGACGTAGGGCGTGGATACAACGCTGCGGGTGCTTGGGTAGACGAGATCTGCATCGCCTACGGATCCGCTATCGCCACCGACCGAGGCGTTGTTCCGATCGAATGCGTTACTACGCAGGATTACGTTACGACTCTCCATGGCTACCGTCGGGTCCAATCCGCTGGACTCACTGAGAAGTCAGCCGAAGTTCTGGTTCTCCTGACCGAAGATGCCGCCGTCACAGTCACGCCGAATCATCGTGTATGGACCGAGGAGCACGGCTGGATCCGCGCAGATCAGGTACAACCTGGCGATACCATGGTGACATGGCTTCCGCAAAAGAACCAGTACCCAGCGAAGCGCCAGCCTTCTACGACTGGGACGGCGAACGCTGGTACTTCAACAAACGCATGGGATACCACCTCAACCGCAGCGGATCCCTGCTCCACCGAAGTCTCTGGGCCAAGCTCTACGGAGAAATCCCAGCAGACCACGAGATCAACCACATCAACGGGAAGCGCTGGGACAACCGGCCGGACAACCTCGAATGCCTCACCGTCTCAGAGCACCGCAGACTCACTGCCATCAGTAGAACCGACGCTGCCTGGGTGGCTGACCGATCTGATCGAACGAGTCGGGGGCTGCGAAACATGTGGACACAGCGACAACCCCGGGCAGTGGTGTGCGCAGAATGTGGCGAAACATTTTTCAGCACAGGTATGCGAGCAAAGTACTGCACCCCTCTGTGTGCAGGCCGATTCGCCGGACGTCGGCAAGCCGACGCGCGTCGTCGCCGTGCACAAGGGCTGCCATCCAGTTCCGGTCTATGACCTGACTGTGCAGGGAGTTCCGCAGTTCTTCGCGGGCGGTCTCCTGGTACATAACTGCAAATGGCCGAAGTCGTATGAGAGCTGGTATGAGGGGATCCTTCCTTCCTTGCGTACCGACCTGATCGACGACCATCCTCGCTGCTTCGCCACCACTACCCCGAAACCGATCAAGCTGTTGCAGGAGTGGGTGAAGCGGGACGACGGGACGATCCACGTGATGGGTGGTTCCACGTTCGACAACGCGATGAACCTGTCCTCGCATGTCCTGCGGGAACTGAAGATCCGGTATGCGGACACGGACCTTGGCCAGCAGGAGCTGTACGGGAAACTGTTGGAGCTTGGTGTCGGTGGCCTATTCAAACGGATGGACATAATCCGAGGCCGGGTGACCGTGATCCCCGAGGACATCATCTCGACCGTGGTTGGTGTTGACCCGAACCTGACAGGAGAAGACGACCTGTTCGGCATCGTGGTAGTCGCGCGGACCGTGAACAACGACATTTATGTACTTGAAGACGCCTCCGTTGAGCAGAGTGGTCGAACAGCAGCTCTTGCAGCGTGGCGGGCAGTAGCCAAGTGGAACGCTGACATTCTGGTTTATGAAGAGAACCTTGGTAAACGGTATCTGGCTGAGGTTCTGGAGGATGCCTTCAAAGAATCGATGAACCTCGGACTGTTCCCTGAACATAGCACTCCTTCAATGAAAGCTGTGCATGCGAAACATGGCAAACGGACAAGAGCCGAACCAGTTGCCATGCGTTGTGAGCAAGGAAAACTCCACCTCGTCGGCGAGTGGGATGAACTCGAAAATGAAATGGTCATCTTCGCTCCCGAGTCCACTCGGGAGTCGCCAGACCGCATGGATGCCATGGTTCACGGCGTACTGCATCTGATGGCCGGTGAACGTCGCATCATGAGAATCGCTAGCCCTTCCTCGCAAGAGTGGAACCTGGATCAGTCGTACTACGACCTGTCGAATCTTCAACCACAGTGGGGGGGACTGGGTTGAGAGGGACTGGGTGGTCGAGGCGATGCGGGAAGTTGATGACCGGGATCGCATCGTCGTCGGAGGTGAGAGGTCGGTGGGAAGTCGGCAGGGATGCTGGACTGGGCAGGGAAGTTGCGTAACGGCAGGTCGGGAGAGCTGGCGTGGGAAGTGGCCGGCAGAAGAGTCAGCTGAAGTGACGAGAGGCGAGCATGACGTGCGAAGTCGAGGAGGACTGATACGTGCGGGTTTGTCAATGGAAGTGCTCAGGGGTGACCGGGGAAGTCAGCAGAGGTGGGACGGGTCAGAAACGGTTGCGAGGTGATGCGCTCCGTCGGATCGGGACCGCGCCGAGATGAGGATGAAGTGGAATGTCAGTGCGGAGCGGTCGGAGAACGGCACGGCGTGTCGGTTGGGCAGCTGCGAGGCGATCTGATTCGTCGATGGGATGGGTATGGATACGAGCTGATTTGTCGATAGGCATAGATGGGATACGAGAGGCTGGGTGTAGTCGGCGTGTGCATGGAGGGGGTTGAGACGTGTCGTCAGAAGGAAAGGGGGCGAAGAGGGCAGTCGATCGATAGGTGAGAGGAGACGGTGGTGAGGTGGAGTGCTCGGTCGGAAGATGCGAGAGGACAACGAGCGGGTATGGGCCACAGTGTCGACTGACAGGGTCGATCCGAACTGGAAGAGGCAGTCGTAGGAAGCGGTTGGAAATGGCAGGGAAAAGGAGAGTCGAACGGATCGGACTGGAGCAGAGAGGGCTAGTCAGAGGTGAAGGAGGGCCGGCGAGTCGACTGACAGGGTCGGATGGGGTGTGCTGGGTAGGTGAGTCGGTGTGACCGGGGTCGGGTAGACGCTGAGAAGAAGGGTCAGGTCGAACCTCTGCACCCTACCCCTGGGGCGGAGACGGTGGCAACTGTCCAAACTGTTCCGCATGTATCCCTTGCGCAGTAAGAACCATTAGAGTATGAGACGTGCTTATACTCGCTTTGATCACGGCCACGCTCGCAGCAGCGCGCATGAGCCGTCTCATCGCTGAGGACGCCCTCACTCTTCCGTTCCGTCGCGCCATCCTGAACCGCTTCGGAACCTCCGCCTGGATTTCGAAACTCATTCTCTGTGCGCCGTGGTGCCTGTCGATGTGGTTTTCGATCCTGCTTCCTGTCGTTTATTACTGGCACCCCGTCTGGTTCCTGGCTGTGCTCTCTATCCCGGCCGGGTCAATGGCGTGCGCATTGATTCTTCGAGCGGCTGACAGGGAGTAGCGCACATGGCAGGATTCCGCCGGCCGAAGCCACCAGTTGCCGAACCGGAGCCGGAAAACCACGAGTCGATTCTGGAACCGTTGATTGCTTCTGCTGCCCGTATCCGAAACCTGGAGGGGCTCGGCTGGCAGACGTACAAGTTCGGTGACGATTCCTGGCAGCAGGAAGTGTGGCGGCTGTACGACATCATCGGTGAGCTTCGGTTCGCGACGAACTGGGTCGGGTCGGCGTGTTCTCGGGTGCGCGTATATGTCGCTGATGTTGACAAGAACGGGCGCGTACAGCAGGAGACCAAGAAGGCGAAGGTCGCTGCGATCGCGGAGAACCTGTTCGGTTCCCCGGCGGCGATGTCTGAGGCGATGCGGATGCTCGCCATCAACCTGACGGTGGCCGGGGACTGCTACATCGTGGGGCGTGGAGCAGTCCGGGATCAGGATGCTGACCAGTGGTATGTGGTCAGCTGTTCGGAGCTGAAACGTTGGCGTGGCAATGTGTATCAGCTGTATCCGGATGGAACGCAGGATGTTCTGGATCTTGATAAGGACATCGTCATCCGGGTCTGGACACCACATCCTCGCCGAAGCCTCTGGGCTGATTCCCCGACCCGGGCTGCGATGCCGATGCTGTGGGAGATCGAGCGGCTAACCCGCTACGTTTTCGCTCAGATTGACAGCCGCCTGGTTTCCGCTGGCATGGTCCCGATTCCGAAGGAAGCTTCTTTTCCAGATGACGGGAACGAAGTCTCCATCCCCGGAGCCGAGGGTCTTACCCAGGCGATGATGAAGGCAGGTTCCCGAAGCCTCAAGGGTGAGGGAACAGCGGCCGGGGTAGTGCCCATGTTCGTAGAGATGCCAGCAGATGCCCTCGGGAAGATCGAGCTGATCAGCTTCGGTTCCGAACTCAGTAAGCAGGCACTTGAGCTTCGGGCAGAAGCAATCCGACGGTTCGCCCTGGCCATGGATATAGCTCCAGAGATCCTTACCGGCACGGGGGACAGTAACCACTGGAGCGCCTGGCACGTCGAGGAAGCGAACATCAAGATCCATATCGAGCCTCTCATGACTCGGATCTGTGACGCCCTCACGCATGCGTATCTCGGTCCAGCGCTGAAGGCCATCAAGGAAGACCCGGAACGGTACGTCTTCTGGTACGACACAGCACCGCTGACGGTACGCCCGGAACGGTTGAAAGATGCCCTCAACCTGAACGAGAAAGGCATCATCTCCGACGAAGCGGTCATTCTTGCCGGCGACTTCGCTCTCACCGACAAGCCCAGCGAGGAAGAAGACACCCGGAAATTCATCCGGACCCTCATGGAGCGGGACCCGAACCTGTTCCAGAACCCGGCCGTACGCAAGGCCGCCGGTATCTCCGAGTCGATCCTGCCGGCGAACACTGTCATTGCCCAGCCCGGGCAACCTGGAGCGGGTCCGCCTCCACCGCCAGCACCCCCGACCGGGATCCAGCCAACCGGTCCCGAGCCCATGCCGCAGGATAGTTCCGCCATCTCCACACCAGGTGGTCCGATCACCAGTAACGCCAGCCAGCCACCGGGTATCACCGCAGCTGCTGGCCCAGGGGTAGACGATGCCACGTTCCGGGTACTCAACGTTGCTGTCATCCGGGCACTGGAAGTGGCCGGGAAGAGGCTGGTGGGCAATCATCACCGAACCCATTCGGACGTTCCGGTGTATTCCTTGCACACCAAGGTCGCTATTCCGGTCGGTGGTGCCTCGAAGCTGCTTCAAGGGGCCTGGGATCACCTGACCGTGTACCTCGGTGAAGCAGAGGAAAACGAGGAGCTAGCCGTTACCTTGCACCGCTACTGCTCCATGCTGCTGGAACGTGGCCTGGAGCATGAGCCTCGCCTACTCCTGGCCGCGCTACACCGAGGGTTCACTCATGCCGACCCGTGATCAAAATGAGAAGAACCTTTTCGGTGTAGTGAAGCGAGCGCTCGACCGGTTCATCAACGCTGCCCGCGACAAAGTCCTGGCCCCGTTCCGGGACTGGGGCGGCATGCCTGATGCAACGGGCGTGTACCAGGCGCAGGACAGCTGGGACACTGACACGATTCTGAGCACCATCGGCCAGATTGCGATGGGCGCCTGGAGTGAGGCGACAGATGTGCCACCGGTATCCCGGCACTCTTTCGTTATGGCTCAGTTGGCGCAGACTCAGAATTTCCTCGTGCGAATCCCGGACGAGGTATACAACCTCGTCTTTGCGGAGATCGCTGATGGAGTCAACTCAGGTGAGAACGTGCCTCGCATTGCAGAACGCGTTGATTCCGTTCTTGCAACGAGTGGATCTGAACGCTGGACAAATCGCGCACGAGTTATCGCAGTCACCGAGACCACCCGTGCTTATGGAGCTGGAACTACTGCTGCGGGCTTGGAACAGTCTCGGGTCACTGGCCGACTTCTACAGAAGCGTTGGCGCACCGAACATGACGACCGGGTCCGAGCCGAGCACCGAGCGGTAGACGGCACCACTGTTCCGTTGTACCAGCCATTCCGGGTCGGCAACGACATGCTCATGTTTCCGGGTGACCCGACGGGCTCCGCTGACGAAGTCATCAACTGTCGATGTGATCTGGTCATCGTGAACGAAGGGGGACGGTAATGGTGGACCCGAACCCGGAACGCGGGATGCCGATTGCGCTTCAGCGGTACTGGCTAGCCGGTAAGGGCGCGGTGAAGATTCGCTGGAACGTACCTGGCGACTTCAAGCGCTGTGTCCGTGCGCTCACCAAGTACTTTCCGACGAACCCGGAGGGACTATGCAACATCCTCCATACGAAGGCGACCGGTGGTCCCCCTGGTCACGGCTCGCTGGAACCGAAGAAGCATGGACACTCTGCGGACCTGGACCACGACTCTGGGTTGGAGCTGTCGCTGGTAGCTGCTGCTCAGCTCCTCGCATCACAGCCGCAACTTGGGAAACGACTGTGGATGGGACCTGTTGCACCTATCGGTGTTCCCACTGCCGAGCCTCGACGCATGCGGGTATTCGAACCCGGAGCGTTCAGTCACCGCCCGCTGCCGCTGCCGTTGAAGTGGCGGAAGGCTGACGCCCAAGCCCACGAAGGTGCCGTAACTGTCGGCCGGATCCTCGGACTGACCTACGGTCCTGATCACAACAACAGTGATTACGCCTGGGGTTGGGGTGACTGGCTCGACGAAGACATGGTGCCCGAGTCGAAGATCGCCCAGTACATGGTGGACCAGGGAATCGTCGGGGCCAGCGTGGATCCCGGCGGTCGCGTTGTTGCTTCCGTAAACCCGGCCAACGGCGGGGAATACACCAGCCAGTACGTCATCGGCGGCGTCACCTTGGTCTCAACAGCAGCCTTTGAGGGGATGCAGTTGAAGAACATGGGTGATGAAGACTGGGACGATGACGACCCCGACATGGATCCCATGTCCATCACCATCGGAACCCCCGAAGCCATCAGTGGTAACGGTGGCTGCGGCTGCGGGCATTCAGCGACAGTGGGCGAAGGCGAAACTTACACGGTTAACCCATCCGGGTGGGAGGGTCTCGCCCTCGCACCTCGTGATCTCGTTTTCGATAATGACGACGCGGTCAAAAGAATCGCAGCCTGGGCTCAGGTCAACGCCGAGGGTGCTGATCTCGCTAAGCTCCACCGAGCGTTCCTCTGGCGGGATCCCCGCCTCCCGGAAACGCAGACCCAGTCGTATCGGATGCCGGTAGGCGACATCGTCAACGGCGAATTGACCCTCGTCTTCCACGCCATTTATGCGGCGGCTGCTCTGATTTCTGGTGCCCATGGTGGTCTGCCTTCTGTGTCTGAAGACGATAAGAACAAGATCCGTAACGTCATCAGTGACATGTACAAGGTGATGGCTGCGGAGTTCAACGACTCCAGCCTGCGGGCTCCGTGGGATCGTCCAGAAAATGAAGGGCAGCAGTTCGCTATGGCAGGAAAGCAGGAGCCGTATGGGGATGTGAAGTACGCAGACCCCGGCTACCGAGACAACAAGAAGCGCTATCCCATTGACACTGCGGAACGTGTCCGAGCTGCATGGGGATATATCAATGTCGCCGACAACGCCTCCGAGTACACCCCGGAGCAGCTGAAGATCATCAAGGAACGGATCCAGCAGGCCATGAAGAAATTCGGCATCGGTGGCCCTAGTGATGAAACAGTGAAAGCTGACCTGCGCCCGAAGAGTGAACACAGCCTGGAATACAACGCTGACGGAGCCGAGCCGGAAACCTACTTCCCGTTGGCGCCGTCGAAAACCTGGTTCGAGGACCCCCAGCTGCCAGAGAAGACAGCGCTGACAATCACTGCCGCCGGGCAGGTGTACGGCCACCTCGCTGCCTGGAATGAATGCCACCGCGATGTCACGAACAAGGCGTGTGTCCTGGCTCCGAAGAGTTTCAAGGAGTATGCCCCGTTCCACCTAGGCTCCGTGGTGACCGCCGAAGGTGACACGGTGAAGGTAGGAAAAATTGTCCAGGACACCCGGCATGCTGACATTCGAATGGGATATGCGTCAGCAGCGATTCATTACGACGACACCGGGGACGAGGTGGCGGTTGTCCGGGCGGGTGAAGATGCTTTCGGTATTTGGGTTGCCGGAGCTGTCGTCCCAGATGCCACCCCCCGAAAAGTTGCAAAGCTTCGTCGTTCTCCCATTTCCGGCGACTGGCGAGGAGTTGACGGTCACCTGGAACTTACGGCCGCACTCGCGGTTAACGTCCCGGCGTTCCCCGTCTACGCGATGGACGGTGACGAACAGTTCGCGCTCGTAGCAGCCGGCGTCGTCTATCCAGAGGATGACATTCCACCCGCATACGAGATGCCGAACTTCGGTATCACCGGCCGGGATGACGTACCGATCGTGGATATGGATGCGCTGGCGGTAGGCGTTCTATCAAAGCTGCGAGAAATGCAGGCTCAGGAAGACCGGGGCTTGCGGCTCGCCGAATTGATGGAGGACTAAAGATGCAACCCGTACCAGCAGTCGCACCCGCTGTCGCCGGAGCACCGGCACCGGCCGGAGTACCAGCACCAGCCCCGGCGGCAGCTCCAGTAGTTCCGGGTCCAGCCGAGATGATCCCGGCTCCGGAGGCGGGCGCGACGGAGGCTGTCCCAGGCTCTGATCAGGAACTCCTTGCTATGCAGATGGGTGCCCGCTACTCGATCGTGAAGCGGACCGAAGGGGAAGAATCCGGAGGAACCCCACCAGGCCCAGCAGAGGTTCCCCCGGCAGCGCCACCGGCTACAACCCCAGTGGCTGCACAGACTCAGACACTACCTCCAACGAGCGGATAGGCGAACATGGCTGGGATTGGTGACAGCTGGGGCACGCGGGAAGAACTCCTTCACCCGCGTGACAGTCATGGACGTTTCCGCACGAAATGGAAAATGGGTCCAGCTGTCCTGGCTGCGGTACTGAAGATCACGGAAAACTTCCGTCCGCGCACCTTCCAGTCAGACAGTCAGGCAACGCAGTACACCCAGAACCTGGCCCAGCGTAAGCCTGGCCGGTTCACCAACGGTGGCTATGAACGGCTACAGGCTGATTTCTTCAACGCCAACGAGGACCTGTTAGACGGCAACCCGGACGAGCCATCGACGAAGAAATTCGTCAGCATGATGGACTCGGAGATGCAGGACATCCCGGACGACATCATCGTGTCGCAGGTGGTTCCACCGTCTGCCTTCGGTCTGACTCCTGACCGGCTGCCGGAGCTGGAGGAAATGACCGGCAACATCATCGCCAACCGTGGCTATGGTGCCGTCAACATGGGTACGCCACTGGGTGGTGGAAACGGCAACATCACGCTGTCCATCGCTACGCCTAAAGGCACTCGGATGGCCATTCCTGGCCAGACGCCCAGCGACCGGCGCATGTTCTTTGACCGGGATCAGGAAATGACCGTCACCAAGGTCAAGCCTGATGGTCGCGGTGGGTACTTCATGTGGGCGGTAGCAACCCCGAAGACGGCGGGGGAGAACCCGGCACCGGAAACTGGTCACGCTGGGCCAGGAAAGCCAGCCGACCGTGAGGCTGCGATCACTGCCCTCCGCAATGCTCAGACTCAGCGCTTGATGGGTGAGCAGGGAGCCAGCCAACTTCCAGGCGGCCAGGCAGCGGGTGGCCTGCCGGAGAATCCGAACGGGACCATCAACCGGGATGCGGCTACGGAGCGGGCAACGCGGCGGGCGCAGGTCCTGGGCCGACCAGCAGCGGTAACCCAGGAGCCTGCGCCCCGGCAGGCGCAGCCATCCACCCCTGGGACCGCACCTACGCCTGCGCCGGTGGAGCAGCCTTCCCGAGCGCAGGTTCCGGCAGAACCTGCCGCTCCACCAGCGACTACGCCGAGCGTACCAGAAACCCCCACCCCCGTGGAGGCTCCTGCACCGAGTGGAGTTGAACCACCAAACGGTGCCACTGCACTCGTCACCGGAAACCCCGCTGTCAGCTTCCGGGAAGCTGTAGCCAACGCAGACCTTCCAGCGCCGCTGGACCCGGCCCGCCGCCGGGAATTCAACAGCGCCATGAATGCCATCAGTAGCGGCAAGGTCACTCCACAGGATGCGTTGCGTGACCTTGAAGCAGACATCGAACGCAACAAGCTGCATCAGGGCAGCCAGGAAGGGCTAGCCGACCGGCACCTAGCCACTGACGTTGAACGCCAGGAAAAGCTGGCCGACCTGATCCGAAGCCACTTCTCCCTTGGTGAGAAGAACCGCAAGGCCAAAGCCGACGTCATCCGTGAGCTGGACGCGGCCGCAGTCAAAAAGATCAAGGAGCGCACCCGCCCCGGCGGTGGCCAGGACCGGCTACCTGGTGAACCTTCTGCCGTCACTGAAGCAGCGAAACCCAACGGTGGCGCTGGTCGGCTGGCAAAAGACGCCGCCCCCCGAACCGAGCCACAGGCAGAGCGGCAGCAGAAGCTTGCCACCCAGCGGCAGCAGGACCTCGAAGATGACCGCCTAAACGCAGAACAACGCAAACAGTGGTCGGACGAGGTTGGACCTGAACCAGCCAAGATGACGGCTGGAGATGTTCTCCTCGACGAGCAGGCCGATCTGCTTCGCAACGGTCGCACCACCAAGCCGAAAGCTGCTGCCCGGCTACGGGACCAAGCCCGTCAAGATGACACCCCAGAGGCTAACTACCTGCGCAAGGTAGCCGACGCGATTGAGGCTAACGAGGAGAAGCTGCCGAAGCGGGTTCCGGTCAAGAAGGTGGCGAAGGCCGCTCCGAACGTGGAGCAGGCCGAAACTTCGCTGGCTGGTCGCACGGAGAAGAACATCCTCACCGGCGTCAACGCCCTGTCGGTCGGTGACATGCGTGGTCTCGCTGACAAGTGGGGTGTCGAAACCCGGGCCGACAAGAAGCTGAAGCTGAAGTCAGTCCTGGCCAAGGAATTGGCCGCACACTGGAAAGCGAATCCGGACCTTCAGAAGAAGGTTGAAGGCGCCCCGGCTGTCGACCTGGACAAGATGACCATTGCCCAACTGAAGGAGCATGCCAAAGCAAACGGTGTTGCCCTCTCTCCTGGCCTGTTGAAGCGTCAAATCCTCGGCCGGATCCGGGGCGAGGAAGAGGACAAGGCCAACCCGAAGGCGCCGGCTACCGCCGAGGAAGCGCTGGCTCAAGCCGGCACACCAGAGCTGGCACCAGAAGACCTGAAGGTCTACAAGCAACTGCGGGCTCAGGGCGTCGACCGTGAAAAGGCCATCGACCAGGCGATCGAAGCACCGGTGAAGAAGGCCGCTGCCGCCAAGGCAGTCAAGGTTGCGAAGAAGGCAGCGCAGCCTGCACCTGAAGAGCCTGCAACTCCGCAAGCTAAGGCACTGGCAACAGTTGCCGAAATGCCAGGGGTCCCAGCTGTCCTGAAAAAGGCAGCGAAGAAGGCTGCTGCTGCTGCACCGGCCAAGAAGACCGCTGCACAGGTTAAGCGGGAGTCGCTGGAAGCTGTTATCGCCGAGCATCAGTCCCAGACTGGCGGTGGTGACACTGCCGCTGAATTCAATGAAATCGCGGACAAGGTTCGGGCCGGGACCTGGAGCAAACTCCAGGCCCGGCAGGCAGCGAAACGAGCCGAGCGTAAATGGCAGATGGAGGTCACCAAGGCAATCAAGGCCGGTGACGGTGCGGCAGCTGACCGAGCCCAGCACAACTCTGGCCAGTTCCAGACGCTTGCCGATGCGATCCATACCTCTGACAGTGTGGTATCCACTGACCGTCTCCGGACTCCGGCTACCAAGTCTGTGGCGGAAGCCAAGAAAGCTGCCACCGGTCCGGCTCTCCATGAAAATGTTGCCCACGAAGAGTCGCTTCGGGGTGATGTCCAGGACGCTGCTGAAGAGGTTCGACGACTGGAGCAGCGTCTCAACGACACTGATCCAGAAAGCCAGGACTTCGACGACGTCCAGCAGCAGTTGGATGCTGCCCGCGATGGTGAGGACAACGCACGGGAGGCGTTGGATCGGTTCCGTCAAGTCAAGACGTTGGCTGAGGCTGCTCCGGTAAAGGTGGCCAAGAAGGCAGCGAAGAAGATCACTCCGGCTGCGGTAGCTGAAGTACGCCAGGAAGTAGAGGCAACCAAGGGACCGGCCAAAGTCTCGGTCGAAGACCGGGTCGCCGCTCGACTCCTCGCCCGGATCGGTGAAATTGATCCGAAGATGCAGGAGCGGGTCCTCGCTGACATGCCGGAGAAAGACCGGACCCATGTCGTTGAGGTAGCCGAACGAGTCGCTCAAGAAAAGACCCGAGTCAAGACCTCCGGCGTCGACCTCGATCAGATCCTGGACGAAAAAGGCATCACTGTTCCAGGCGACTTCGGCAACAAGGCACAAGCGGACGGCATCCGGAAACTGCTGTCCGAGAACAAGGTCGCCGATGCGAAGCGTCGCCTGACCACCATGATTCGCACCAGCGAATCCGGCATCGCCCGAGCAGAAAAGGAGCTGAAAGACCCCAACCTGACACAGGCCGAACGCACCAATCTCACCCGCAACCGGGAACTGGACCTGGAGTCGGTTGGGTGGCAGCGCACAGCGATCGAAGGACTCGGCGGCAAGGGTCCATCCACTGTGTCCCGGAAAGAAGTCATGCAAGAAGTCCAGGCTATTGCCCTGGACGCCCATGAATGGGAGACGTGGAAGTCTTCCACGGAAGACGATCTCCGGAAGGCAGCTGAACTCCAGGGCATCAAACTGCCTGAGGGTCCGCTGACGAAAGACCAGATCGCTACCGAAATGGTGCGCGACATGGCTCGCCGGCACCTGGCCGGTGAAGACGTCACCCCGAAACTGCCAGAAGCACCAGCAGCGAAACCAGAGCCAACAGCACCGAAACCTTCCGCCGACATCAAAGGCGACACGATGGAGGGAGCCGGCCTCCGGGACACGATCACGTCTCTCGAAGCTGGTGAGATCACTCCACAGGCAGCCGGGGTTCAGCTCCGAACTCATGCCCGAGACTGGCGCAGTAAGCGGGATGCAGCGAAACGTGACAAGACCCTGTCGCCAGAAGCCCGCGCGGAACAAGCCGCTCGGTTTGATGGGATCGCGAAGCAATATGATGCCGAAGCGAAGGAAGTTCGTACCCGCAAGCCAGTAGCCAAACAGGCTGTGGTGCAAGAAGTCCTGGCCGAAGTAGCGCAGAAGGTGGCACCGCCAGCCAAAAAGGCTGCGCCGGTTAAAGCGACCCTGGCACGGGCAGCGAAGAAGGCGGCTCCTGCGAAGGCTGCGCTACCGCAGAACATGTCAAAGGGGCAGCTTGACGAGCAGTTGGCCCGTACCAAAGCACTTGCCAATGAGGCAGAGCTGGCGCCGAGAACACCCGCACCGCAGAACATGACAAAGGCTCAGTTCGACCAGGAACTGGCTCGAACCAAGGCATTGGCCAGTCAGGTTGAAGGTCCGCCAGCCAGAGTTGTTGTCCGGCCCGGATTCGAAGGAACGGTCCCGGACCAGGCTCACGCTGGTACGCCTGAACGGCAGGCTGAAGTTGAAGCTGCCATCGTTCAGGCATTCAAGCGGGCACATAAAAAAGCTGGCAAAACGGATAAGACTGACTCTGTTTACATTGCCGACTTCCGTAACGAAATCCCCGCCGGTTTCAATCGCGAGGAAGTAGACGCAGCACTGGCGCGAATGAATGTGAAACCTGGTACGTACGTCACCACGACGCCAGGTCAGCACACTCTCACCGACGCTGATCGGGCTGCTGGAATCATTCTGGGCAACCAGAACAAGACTCAAATCTCCATTCGCGAAGACGAACTGCCAAAGAAATCAGTGGAGCAGGCAGTGGAAACACGTCGGGTAGCGAAAGCCGCCCAGGCTGAAGTTGCCCGGGATCTGTCACCAGCGAAGGCAGTCAAGAAGGTGGCAGCACCTGAGGCGAAACTCCCAGCCGGCGCACACCGGTACACCGAAGCGGAGCTTCAGGAGATGACGGTGCCCGACATCAAAGGCATCGAAGATGAACGCGGCATCAAGTTCACCAGCATGGCCCGGAAGGACCGCATCGCCAGCATCCTGGCCCAGCAGGAACAGGCGGGGGCACCGGCTCCGGCCAAGAAGGCAGTGAAGGCAGCCGTCAAGGCAGCGACACCACCAGCCCCAGCTCCTTCTCCAGCCAAGAAGGTGACGAAGAAAGCTGCCAAGGCAGCAGCGCAGGAAGCCGCGAATGAGCAAACTGCCGCTGGTATCCGGAAAGTTGCCCAAGGTGGCTTCCGTAACGATGAGGTTCGTGCCGGTGTCTACTCCGACAAGCCGGTCCTGAAGAACGGTTGGGGCGGTGCACCGGGGCCGGTGTACTTCCACGCCAGCGGGAACGTTGGCCAGGCTCTGTCCGGCATGGGCAAAGACCGAGACCTCGAAGTCGACGGCGACCGGCTGGAGAACGTGCTCGGGAAAATCGCCACCCGGCAAGTGTCAGGCGAAATCACCGGCGATGAGTTCGTAGACCAGGTAAAGAAACTGGCTGCCCGGATGCCAGCTGGGTCGAAGGCACGCAGTGAGCTGGAAGATATCGTCAAGAAAGTTGACACGCCTAAGGTGCAGATTCAAACCTTTGGTGCGCCACCGTTCCTGGAAAAACTGGCCAGAGAAATTCAGTCGATCCCGCTGGCCCGGGGTCCGCTCAGTCACGGCGATCCAGGCGAGGCGGACATGCTGGAAACGATCCTGCGCAAGCTGAAGAATGGTGACCCTGAGGTCGCCAGTCCGCTGCGTCTCGATGCAGCACTGACCAAGTTGTTGAACCGGCGTCATGAAAGCCAGGAAGGCAAAGTCGAACTGGACCGAGTTGTCGCTGCGGCGATCAAGGAACTGAACGACATCCGCCGGAATCCGAGCCGAAAAGCTGAGAAAGTGGCTCTTACACGGGCCAGCTGATTTACCGTGAACATGGAGGGAGGCGATCTGAATGGGTTGCGCATGCAATGAGGGACAGGCGAAGGAGCCAGAGCCCATGTATGAGGTGAAGTACCCAAACGGGGAGAAGAAGGTCGTAACCGGTCTTCATGAGGCAAAAGCTGCCGCAATCCTCGGACCGGTAGGTACTTCGTATAGCAAGATCTAGTGTTACTATCCAGGATAGATCGGTGGCTGTAGCTGTGGGCCTGCACCGGAAGTTCACCCTTCCGATGAGAGGCCCACAATGGCTTTCGAAATCCCCGAAGACCTGACTGTCTTCACGGTCTCTGCCCTCAAGGCGAAGCGTGCCGAGGCAGAAACCGAATACTCCACCATGATGTCGTCGGTTTCTGCCGAGACGATCACCGCAGATGAGCTCGATGAACTTGCCGGACTGAAGCAGTTCTACAAGTACGACATCCCGGCCGAGATTCAGGAACGCCAGGAACGCTCGAACCGCTTCTCCGCCCTCGCCAACGATGAGGACGAGGAAGCCGAGAAGGACGACGTAGACGAAGCGGCAGTCACTGCTTCCACCACCGTCACCGCCACCACGGATGACTCTGGCGTGGTCAGCGTTCGGGTATCCGACATCATCGACCGTAACGGCAACCAGGTCCAGACCCATGCCGTGAAGCGGGAGGCTTACTCCACGCTGATCGCGGCAGCTGGCGTCCCAGACTACGAAGCTGGTCACAAGTTCACCGACATGGTGGATGTGGCTAAGGCGTTCATCGCCCGGAGTGCCGGTCACGCTGGTGCCTCTGGCCCGGTGGGTCAGGGTCCGATCCACTACGGTGTCGCGAAGATGGTCCGTGACTACCCGGACGAGTACTCCGTTTTCATGGACGACAACGACTACCCGAAGCTGATGAAGCTCATCAACGAGGAACGCCTGCCGGGTGGTTCGCTGATTGCTTCTACCGAGATCCGCCGCAAGGAGATTGAGGCAACGCAACCCGGTCGCGACTCTTTGGTTGCAGCTGCTGGTTGGTGTGCACCGTCGGAAACCGACTACGACATCTGCCTCCAGATCACCAGTGATGGTCTCCTCGACGCGCCTGAGGTTCAGGCTCGTCGTGGCGGTATCCGACACAACACCGGTATCGACTTCTCTTACATCTTCGGTTCGGGTACCGGCTTCTTCAACTTGACTGAGGCTCAAGTTGCAGCCGGGACGACGAAGACGTGCCTGGAGATCCCCTGCCCCGACTTCGTGGATGACCGTCTCGGTGTCACCGGCATCTGCCTGACCGGCAACATCCTGTCGATCCGGGGTTACCCGGAGTTCACGGCCACCTTCACCCGTGGCGCGATGGCTGCGTCTGCGCACCAGGTCAACCGTGAGCAGATCGCGGCCATGGTTGCCGGCTCTACTGCAGTCAGCCTGACCGCATTTGCACCGTGGGCCACGGACGGTTCAACCGTGTCGCAGGTGCTGTCTGCGATCGAGATGGCCACGGTCGACATCAAGTACCGGCTGCGTCTTCAGCGCACCGCGACGCTGGAAGTAGTCCTGCCGTTCTGGATCCTCGCCCAGATGCGGGCCGACTGGATCCGTCGTAACGGTGGCGACTACGCGAACACGCTGACGCTGGCCGATTCGGCCATCACGGGTGCCCTGTCGGCTCGTGGTGTCCGGGCACAGTTCGTCTACGACTGGCAGGACTCTTTCGCGACCGGTGCGGTTTCTGGTTCGCCAGGTGCTTCGACGCCGATCACGAGCCTGCCGTCTTCGCTTCAGTTCCTCATCTACCCGGCCGGTACCTGGGTCCGCGCCGTCAACGATGTCATCACCTTGAACAGCGTCTACGACTCGACCAAGCTGGCCACGAACCAGGTGACTCACCTGTTCACGGAAACCGGCTGGAAGATGATCCGTATGTGCCCGCTGTCTCGTGTGTACACGGTGCCTGTTTGCCCGAGTGGTAAGACCACCAGTCTTGGCACCCTGACCTGCCCGTAAGTCGTGACGGGGCCGGTTTCTCCGGCCCCCTTTGACTGTCATGACAAAGGAGGTCTGATGCCAGTCTTCAACGGTCCGTTTTATGCGGAGCCACCGCCACCGCCACAGGTTCAGCCTGGGCTGTTCGATGCTGCCGTCGGACCCACACCCTTCCCGGCACCGCCTGCGGTAGGCGGCGGTGTTCAGTACATCCCAGACTCGTGCGGGGATGTCTACATCTGGGACATGCAGTGCCCCCCGGTCTCTGGTTCAAAGACCTTCCAGGTACTAGCTACCCCGGTTTCGGGTGCCCCGTTCGCGGTGTACACGTCCTACACCTGCTCCATCGTGGGCGTCGACTACGACGAAGCTCGCCGTCGGGTCCTCACCCGCATGCAACTCCGGGCACAGCGAGCAGTGGAGAAGCGGCTATGGAGTGGTGGAAACGCACCCGGCCTGCCAGGTATTACCGGACTACTTCGAGGCGCTACGCCGCTCACCGCCGCCTCGTGCCCCGTTACAGCGCTGGCAATTCTGGAACAAGGGCTGGCCGATAACACCATCGTCGGTGGAATCATTCACGCCCGTCCGTACATGATGCCGTTCCTCGCCAACAACCATCTCCTGCTTCCGCGTGGGCGTGGATGGCAGACATATGCCGGCACTCCGGTGGTGTTCGGTCAGGGTTACGACGGCACCGGTCCGGCCGGAGAAGCGGTCACGACCACGGTCGAGTACATGTATGCAACTGGCCGGGTAGTTATCTGGCAGGACTCGGAGATCTTCGTGCCACCGGAATCGGTGCTGAACCGTTCCGACAACACGCTGTCCCTGGTTGCCGAGCAGGTGTTCGCCATGACCATCGAATGCGGCAAGTGGTCGGTCGCTGTTACCAGGGACTGCACCACCACATGATCACGCTGACGCCGACAACTGAACAGTTTCCGGTCCATGCCCGAATTCTGTTCAGCCTCGCGAACGACATCAACGATGTCGCTACCACAACGGACACACCGGGTCTCGGCCTGGTGATTCCCGAATACCTGTATGACCGGTTCCTGCGCTACATGGATCTGGAAACCGAACAGCCTTCGCTGCCTGTCCGAAAGAAGCGGAGTCAGAAGTGACCTCGATTTGCTATACCCCCTTCAAGGTTCCACGCATCCGGGCGACGAAGGTTGACGTCAACTGTGGTGTTCCGGTTACCGGCTGTTCCACCGTGGTCTCCGACGGAATCATCTCCATTGAGATGACGAAGGAGTACGAGGACCGCGAGGAGTTCTTCATCAAGAACGGTGACGGTGTGTTCTGCGTCAAGCAGACGAACCCGCCGATCCTGAAGTGGATCAACCTGGTGATCACGTTGTGCAACGTGGACCCGGAACTCGTGAACATCATGACGTCTGAGCCGCTGGTTCTGGACAACGCTCCTTCGCCACGCGCTACCGGTTTCAGTACCCAGGAAGGGTCGGCTGCTTCAGCCTCCTTCGCCCTGGAAGGCTGGACCCGACTCGCCTCCGTGGTGGGTGGTCCGGCCTGTACCGGTGGCGTGGAATACGGCTATGCCCTGTTCCCCTGGGTCATTGAGGGAACCGTCGGTGACATCACCTTCGAAAACGGTGCGGCCAACTTTGTTGTCAACGCCCGGACGCAGGCAAATTCCAACTGGGGCACCGGTCCATACAACATCGACCTGTCCGATGCGACCGCCAACCTCAACACTCCGATTCCGCTGTTGACGCCGATCCTGTCGACACAGCATCACCGGATGTTCCTTACCCGACTGGCACCACCCACGTCGGCATGTGGATGTAGCACTCTTTCCAGTCTGACTCCGGGCTAGTACATGGCAGACCTGGCCGGACTGGTAACTATCAACATCAACGGCCCCACGGCCAATGAGATCCGCCAGATTATGGCAGAGCAGCTACTACCACTGAAGGAGTTGACCATGAATGAAGCCGAGGCAATCGGAGCCCTGGACGTCAAGGTAACCGACCTCATCGCCGATGTCCGGGCCGCACTTGCGGCACTGGAAGCCGACCGAGACAACCTGGGAGCAGCTGGCCAGGCAGCGCTCGATGCCTTGACCGCGAAGGTTGACGCATTCGACGCTGAAGTCGGGGACGCAGACGGGTCCGACAACCCGCCGCCGACCCCGTAACCTGATCTAGACGACAGATACTGAAGGGGGGCTGAGTTGGCCACAATCACCGTGTTCACCGACTCAGTCCCCGGGCTGCCCTGCAACTGGACCGTAGATGCCGGATGCTGTGACATCTGGGCCGATCAGACACTGGCACTTCAGACAGCGGCAGCAGAGTATGCCGCCCTCTCGATTTGGGCGGCGACCGGTCGCCGGTATGGGGCCTGCCTGCGGACTGTGCGTCCCTGCGGTAAAGACTGCGAGGACAACTTCGGCTGGGGCTCCGGTTACTACTGGGGCGATGGGGTCTGGTTCCCATACATCCTCAACGGTGTGTGGCGTAACTGTTGGTGCGGCAACGGGGCGGGCTGTCACCGCTGCCGGCCCACAGATCAGGTGTGGTTGACTCCGCCGGTATCCGGAATCGTTGAGGTCAAATTCAGTAACGGCGTCATTGTGGACCCGTCAACGTACCGGGTAGACAACTACGAGTGGCTGGTTCGACAAGGTCCCAACCTGGCTACCACTCCGATCACTGCTACCGACGGTGGCCTGCCCTGGCACAACGACTACGACTTTCCGGTCTCCGGATCTCTCGCACCTACCGACAATGATCACGTCTGGGAGGTGTCCTACCTGTGGGGAAGGGCTGTCCCCGGCATCCTGCAACGAGCAGCGGGGGAGCTGGCGTGCGAATGGATCAAGAACTGCATTGGGGCCGCCTGTCGTTTGCCGCAGCGGGTTACCTCCATCGCCCGACAAGGTGTAACTGTCAGTCTTGCCGATGTGGACCAGTTGTTACAGAACGGGCTGACTGGCTTGACGACAGTGGACAGCATCATCCAACACATCAATCCGGGCCGGTTGCCATCCCGGATGTCGATTGCGTCCCCTGACCTTCCTGTTATCCGTGAAACAACCTGGGGGCAAGGCTGATGGCTAACGCTGCCTACACGAACTTCAAGTCCGGTGCACTGCTCGCTGATTTTGACCTGACTGTTGCCTCTGTGAAGGCGATGCTGGTGCGTGGATACACCTTCAGCGCTGCTCACACCACGGTGGCGGATGTAACTGGTGCGGGCGGTGTCATCAACGGGACTTCAGCAGCGTTGGTCAACCCGAGCGTGACTGGTGGTGTCTTCGATGCTGACGACAGCTCAGTGTCCGCTACCGCGTCCGGCTCGAACCACGTTTTGATCGTGGCTCAGACGTCAGCTGTCACAGGTGGCGCGGACCTACCGGCCAACCAGCAGCTTCTGATCGCGTACTACGACACTGGGACCGGGCTTCCGATCCAGCCAGGGACAGGGGCAGTCAGTATCACCTGGTCTGCGGGAGCGGCGAAGATTTTTGCGCTGGTGTAGCCGATGGCAACCAGTATCTTCACCTCACAGACCCCGGTCCTGGGGAATCAGAACGATGCCGTAACACAGAACATCGGCACTGTTTTCTCCTCATCAGCCAACGGGAACGTCACCCACATCCGCTGGTTTTTTCCCACCGTCCTACCGACCGGCACAGTCATCGGTGCCCTCTACAGCTGGACCAGCGATGGTCTCGGCACCCTGATCTCCCAGGCCAACTTCGTTGCCCCGGTGGCCGGAACCTGGAACACGACCGCTCTGCCTTCTGCGGTGCCTATCACCGCCGGCACTTTCTACGTTGCCGTCGTCTTCACTCAAGACCGGTATGTAGCAACTGGCGGTTTCTTCAACGGCACCTCGGTTACCAACGGCACCCTGACGGCACCCGCCGACGACACTGTCACGCCACGACGCAACGGTAAATTCCTCCAGTCCGCGCCTGGATTGGCGTATCCCACCAGCTTCTTTAACGGCAACTGCTTCTTTGTTGACGTCGTATTCGAAGAGGCCGGCGGCAACGCGGTCAGTCCTGACGGCATCACAGTCACGATCAACCTGGGTGCTCCCAGCGTCACCGACACCTCTATGACTATCGTCCCGGACGGCATCACTATCCCGGTGACGTTCGGTGCCCCCACTGTTTCCGGAGCACCAGGACCAGGTTCGCTGGACCTGGTCCCGTTGCTGTATGCCGGTCTTCTGGACTGCCTGCGAGGAGCAGTCAACAGCCTGCCGAACCCGCCCGGACATATCGCTCCTCGCGTGGGCACGGAAGTCGTCTACGACTTGGGGCAGTACACCGACCTGTGCTGTGAAGGTCTCGCGTACACGCTGCTCGGGGATACGTGGATATCGGACAGCTCATTCCCGGATCAGGACGTCATCCGTCAGATCCATGGCTCATGTGCGCCTGGTTCCTGGGCTCAGGACTTCAAGATGGGCATTGTCCGTTGCTCTCCGACCGGGCAACCTGATGGCGAGCCGCCTACTGATGCGGACTGGCTCGCTGCCGCTGAACAGAATCTGATCGACGCCCATGCTCTGCGACTGGCTTCATGCTGCTTCCGCACCTACGTCGTCACGACGCTACAGGGCACCATTTTTGACGGAATGTCTGTTGTCATTAACCGACAAGTCCAGGCAAATCCCCAAGGTGGCTGCGTCGAACGTTACGTCAACGTCACCGTTCAGTTCCCGAACCTAGAATGCACCTGTGGCTGAGTCTGACTACGTCCGCCTGGAAGCGTTGAAGAACTTCGACCAGTTCGCCGTCGGAGACAGGATTGATGCGATCCTGGATGAACGCTGGGCTCATCTCGTGGCCAGCGACTACATGAGGATCGTGGGCAGATGGCAGACACTACCTACCGAGTCCAAATAGATCAGTTCCAGGTTCGGACCCAGTCCATCGAAGGTGCCCGTCGTCTCGTGACTCGTGTAGTTGACGAGATCGAAGACGGAGCCAGAAACATCCTGGCCTTCGGTCCCTACACTCATGGCAACCTGGTTCGAGGACTCCAACACCAAATCCAGTACGGGCCTTACATTGTGACGGCCCGCATCGGTATCAGCGGACGCCGTTTTCCGTACGCGGCAAGCGTGGAGAAGGGGGCCACGGCGCATCCCATCCGCCCACGACAGGTTGGTGGCCGACTGATCTTCTACTGGCGCAAGGTGAGCCACGTAGTTTCCCTGAAAGAGGTGCGGCACCCAGGGCAGACCGGGAAGGCGTATCTCCGGATTCCCCTTCTGGTTGTGACCCGGAGGTACAACTTCCAACTCCGGAACTATGATCTCTAGCATGGCAAAAGAAAACGACACGCGACTTGTGGAAATTAACGGACGAACGATCGTCGTCCGTGAACTGAAGGATGCCCAGCTGGTACTCCTGGCAAGAGACGCCGCTCGATTGGAAGACGTCACCGTATCCAACCGCGACAAGCTTTCCCTGGCTGGCGGGATCATGGACATGTTTGAGTCGGTCATCGTTCAGCAGCAGGACAAGGATTTTGTTCTAGCCGAAACTCGGGCTGGTCGAACGGAGCTAGCAACATTTCTTGGTTTCCTGACTTCCTTCCAGGAAGCTGACGCACCGAAGGTGACGGTGAAGCGTGGCCGGCCGCCGCGCAAGGCCGCAATCGCTTCCTAGCCCGGGGTCAAGTTCTACCCCCGCACTGCCCAAGCTCATCACCGATCCGCTGGCCTCGTTGGCTACCTGGCCGATGGTCGTTACCTGTTGCGGCCAGGAGTTCACCATCCCGGCATTGCCGGCCTCGGACTGGATCCAGGTGATCTGGAAACCCAATCTTCTCGGGGATGACTTCTTCCCTGGCCTGCTCCCCGAGCCAGACAGACTGGAGGTGGAGCGTCTCCTTCATCAGGGGCAGGTTGATTGGGTCGACGTCAATGAGGCTGGCTTCGAGGTTCTGACTCAGGCCGCTGGCCGGGAATTCTGGGTGGCACTGCGACTGTGTTACATCGCCAAAGCGAACTGGGATGCGCTGGCATCTGAAATGGCGGGACACGACTCCACCGTCATGCCTCTCGGTGCCTGGCTGGATGTCTTGTACCGCAACATCTTGCTGGCAATGGAAGAGTCCAAGAGACAGATGTTCCTGTTGAAGCTAGAACTCCCTCCCCCGGGTTGGGGAGATGAGTCAGATCAGGAAATGTCGGTGGACGCCTTCATGGCCATGGCCGGATAGGAGTAGTACCATCTCGCCCGTTTTGTTTCGTATGATGATGATGTGACTGGACCCCTCGGTGCTGGCAGCCTCGGTGACGCGTACATCAACGTGCACGCAAACACCGACCAGGTCGAGGGGGACCTTCGCCGGGGCCTGGATTCAGCGACGACAGCCAACCTTCCCGAAGCCGAAAAAACCGGAGAAAAGGTTGGCGGACGCCTAGGCGACGGGGTTGAGAAAGAGGTCGGACGAGCTGGTCCCCGGATCGCCCGCTCCCTGGTCGATGGCGTAGAAAAAGAATCCCTAGACATCAAGCCAAAGCTACGGTGGAACCTTCGCGGGAAAAATGGGCAGTTCATCTCCCGTGCCGTGGATAGCATTCAAGAAGAAGTCGAAGATGCTTTCACCCGCTCCGCCGCCAGCGGTGGTGGAGGCATCTTCAGTAAGATCGGCCAGGGATTCAGTGATGCCATCGGGGCCTCCTTCAATATTTCAGGTCGCTCCCCCCTTATCGCCCTCCTGATCCCTTTATTTGGCTCCATTGCCGCCGCTATTGGTGCAGCAATCCAGGCGGTAAATGGTCTCGCGGCAGCGTTCGCCACCCTCCCCGCCGTTATCGGGGCCGTAGGTCTTCAGGTCGGCGTATTACTGCTTGCCTTCGATGGCATCGGTGAAGCTATCTCCGGGGTCTTTGCCGCCACCAACGTTAAGGAGTTCAACGAAGCACTGAAGGGCCTCACTCCAGCTGCCCAGAGCTTCGTAAAGTCGTTAATCCCGCTCCGGGACCTGTTCCGGGACCTGAAGCGTTCTTCGCAGCAGGGTTTCTTTCTCGGTCTTGGCAACGCGGTTACCAAAGTCTTTGACAATGTTGAGTGGCAGTTACGTACCAGTGTTGATGACATTGCCTTTGCTCTGGGTCGAGCGGCAGCCACAGTCTTGGGAGTCTTCGCCGGACCTGAGTTTGATCATTTCATTAACCGCATCATCCCAGCGACGCTGCATTGGATCAACAGCTTCGGCCCAGCCCTGGCCCGCGTGCTGGAAGGACTGATCCAGGTTGCAGATGCCTCGATCCCCTTCCTGTCAAAGCTGGGCGACCTGCTCACCTCTGGTCTTACCTATCTCGGCGATAAACTGCTAGAGGTAACGGCCAGCGGCGGGTTCAATGACTGGCTTAACTCAATGCTGGATACCTTGAAGTCCTTGGGTCCACTGCTAGCAGCCACCTTCAAGGTCATCGCATCCTTCCTGGCTACGCTAAATAACGCGGGCGGCGTTGAACTGATCAAGACCATCACCGCGATCCTGAACCAGTTCGCCGCCTTCCTCGCGACAGAGGCCGGCTTCCGGGCGATGGTGGCAATCGTTGAGATTCTGATCAACAGTCTCTATGTCTTCATTTTCTCCGTAGAAGCAGTCCTCTTCCTAATCGCCTCGGTTCAGGCTTTTGTCGTATGGCTAACAGGTACAGCGCTACCTGCGGTAGGCGACTTCTTCACCTGGGTAGGGGACAAGATCCTCGGACTTGTTGAGAAAATCAAAGGTTGGTTCACCTCATCCAAGGATGAGGTGAGGGCATTTGCTACATCACTGCCCTCAACGATCCGAGATGCGATCGGGGATCTAGGAACTCTACTGTTGAACGCCGGCAAGAACCTGATTCAGGGCCTCATCAACGGAATCAAGCAGGCGATTCCGAATCTCCGCAATGCCCTGTCCAGCATTACAAACATGCTGCCCGACTGGAAAGGCCCGGAAGATAAGGACCGCAAGATCCTTGTCCCGGCCGGCGAAGCAGTCATGGAAGGATTCGGTCAAGGACTTGTCAACGGCGCCTACGACATCCGAAACCTGCTCGGAGACTTCACTGATGGTATTGGCGGCCTGGCCATGAACAGCAATACCAGCACGGTGAACTTCGGAGCCAACGCGATCAACGTGAACTTCACCGGGTCGGTACCCACTCAGGCTCAGATGAACGCAGCCGGCTCTGCTGTGGGAGCCGGAGTAATGGATCAGTTGGCAGCACGCAGTACCCGTATCGCGGTGAGGACTCTGTAATGGGCGTATACAACCCGCACGCTCCGCGCATTCTTGGCCAGGAGTTCGTGCCGATCCGCAATGAGGGCGCCACATTCTCCCCCTCCGTGAACCTTGTAGAGCAAGGACACCGGTTCCGGCTGTCCCAGCCGAGACAGGTTACCGACGCACGCTTCTACGTCAAGGAGTTGCCCCCGGGATATGTCGGGAATCAGGTTTACCTGGCCACCGTGTATCCCACTGGCCTGGAAGACAAAACAGGTCCCATTAACTCTGTCGTCATCCCCTGCAACAACGGCTCCACGAGCGGCAGCGTCATCACTGGAGGCAGCTCTCTGGTTCAGTCGCTTGCCTCGCCTGGCGATGGATATGGTCTCAGTGCGGCCCCCAACGGGAACTCCAGTCCGAAGACGCTGGACATGTTCTTCAACACTTCGGCCTATGCGCAGCTGCTTACAGGCAAACGGATTCTCGCAGTCAATTTCCTGTACCAGCTGGCCTGGGATCCCAGCAATGCCACCAACGCGCCGGCATCACCAAACGTGGACTACACATTCGACCAGTCCCTGTCGTTGGAGACGGGAACTGACCCAAGCAATGTCATCAACGTTCCGTTCTGTTCCCGGGTTGATTCAGCAGGCGCCGCTCTCCTTACGCTGAACCCGCCGATTGGTCGGCTGGCCGCTGTCACCCAGATTGCGAAACGTGAGCTGGGCGAGGTTAACCACGTCTGGGCCAATCCTTCCGTTACTCAGACCTCTATCAAGATGCCGTGGCGGTACGAGGAGCTGGCCCGGTTCGAGGCCACCGCTGGAGCTAACCGGTATCGAATGCACATCGAGTTCGGTGCCACCAACGGAACAGACTGGGCTGGCATCTACGAGATCGGCTACGCGGCACTGGAGGTGATCTACTGCGAAGAGCAGCGGGTTGCCTATGGCGGGGGTGGCTTCGGCTTCGCTACTTCGCGCCTACTCGCCAGCGAATACAACTATGGAGCGAACGTTCTCCAGCTTCGTGACCCGGCTACCCTGACGGTAAATCCGGTTCTTCCCGCTGGTGAATACACGGTGGCCATTTCGTCCGCCGACATCGGAGACCTGAACGGTCCGCTGACGATTAGTGACACTTCTCGTCCAGCTGATTCAAACACCTACCCCACGCTGAACTCGCTTCGTGAGCTGTATCCATTGACTTCGCATATCGGTGTTCAGGTGAACGTCACTAACATTCCGGGCGAGGTGTTCTCCAGCGAGCAGATTGTGACACTGCCCCAGGTCACGCTGCATGCCTCTGGTGGTCCGCTGACCGAGGTACATGTCTACGGACAGCAGGCTGTTGGCCAGGTCTATGGTTCGAACACAGTTACTCAGGAGATTCTTGATTCTGCTGCTGGCGGTTCCGCATCGTTCCCCTGGGTTCGGTTCTATGCACGCCGGTTCGGTACCACGACGATCCCGTTGACGCTCACTCAAACTCTTACTCCAGCGAACACTATTTCTGTTACCGCCAGCCAGTTCGATGCCCTGGATGAACTCGTGGACGGGTGGAAGGAAGTAACGCTGAGGTTCATCTCGGTACCCGTCATGGGGGCAGGTACCACACCTCAGTTCACCTGGTCAGCAACCGGTGAGCTGAAGGGGAACCGCTGGGAGGTGCTCGGGGCTACCGCACCGGCTGTGTCTGGAGTTCCAGGCAACTGGTTGAACCTCGTCCCCAGTCCGAACCAACTTTCTGTGGCCACCTACGGTCAACCTTCAGCTGGTTCTACGGTGAACATGGGCTGGCTGCCTCAATATGCGCCACCTGTGTCTGCGGCGTCCGATGATGCCACCTCGGATGCGGTACTGCTGTTTGCGCAGGATATGCCCACGGTTACTGGATTCTCCGTTGCTTCTCGAACCCAGACCTTGACGGGTATCGGGCTGGACTGCCTGGATACGCCAGAGTTTGTACCTGATGGGATCGGATACAACTGGATCTCCTGGACTCCTACCTCTAGCGGCATCCCAGTTTCCGGGTTCGGTTCCTATGAACTTCAACGTATGGATACGTTGACTGACTGGCAGACGATCATGACAGCCTCGTCTCCGGCTACCTCGGGCTTCGCGGACTTTGAGGCCCGTATCGGTATCAGTACCTCATACCGCATGCGAAGTGTGGACGTCTACGACTTCCCTGGACCCTGGTCTAGCACCGTAACCACCATCACTCCCTCGCCTGGGGTCTCGGGTACATCTATCACCTCTGACTCGCAGCTCCTGGCGTTCACTACCAACGCGCGCCAGGACGGTGGCAGTAACCTGGCCTACTGTCTGGGCTGGGAAGGGGAGGTGGTTGAGGACTTCAACTTCCCTGAGGCATCCGGTCAGGCATACCAGACCATGTACAACAGAGACTTCGTCGTTGCTTTCCGGCCTCTGGAGCGGGGCGGCACCAACTTCACTCGAACATTGCTTATCCAGGCGGCAGCGATCAGTCCGCCTACGCTGGAGGACTTCACCAGTATCCGCGATATGGCCTGGGATGATGTTCCCTACATCTGTGTCCGGGATGAGGAAGGCAACCGCTGGTTCGCCAATGTCAGCGTCCCGGCCGGGAAGGTTGTCCACTTCCGTTCTCTGTACCTCGCCAGTATCGCCATCGTGCAGGTCACCGAAACTGCTGCGCCCGTGGACCCCAGCTCATGACGTACACGCTGATCGCATTTGATCCACTGCTGGACCTGCCTCCATGGCAGGGTCAACGGCAATGTACTTTCCGGTTCAATGTCACCGATCAGGTGGGTATGAATCTTGGAGAGATCACTCCCCTGCGGGGGGCCTCATTGACGCATGACACCACGCGAACCATCAAACGTCAGCTAAACCTGGCCTTGGGGGTGACTGATACCGCTGCCATCAACCCGATACAGGACCGTGTGTCCGTGACGATGGTCATCGGAGATCAAGAGTGGCCGCTAGGTCGGTACCTGTTCACCGATGCCTCGCGTCAGGTGTACACATCGGGCAAGATATCAACATCAACGCTGAACGATGAGATGTTCCTTGTTGATCAACAGATATCTTCAGGGCTTAATGGATACCTGAAATCCACCACATCGGTAATCCTGGATGTCGTAGAACCCCTGCCAATAACCGTTGAAATCGAAGCGTCCCCCTTCGTCTGCGCCGAAGCCTGGAGTGTGGGGACACATCGGGGGCAGATTCTAGAATCTCTGGCCGTTACTGGGGACTATTTCAGTCCCTGGTTCGACAACCTGGGGATACTGCGATTCATCCGAAGCTTCGACCCCGTCACCAAGATCCCTGACTTTGACTGGGATGCCAACAAGCAGGTACTCCGAGACGCCATCACAGAATCAGATGACCTACTCACTGCCCCCAACAAATTCATCGTCACATCAAACTCGGGGACCAGTGATCTACCCATCTTCGGCGTCGCAACAGTCCCGCCTACAGCCCCCCACTCGGCAGTCAATCGGGGATTCGAAATCCTGGAAACTGTGAACCTACAGCTATCCACCATTTCTCAGGCCGAAGCGGTGGCGGCAAACCTTGCCAACCGGCAAACCGTCTTCGAACGTACAATCCTGAGCACCCCCCCCGACCCTCGTCACGACTCGTACAACGTGATCCGCTGGCAAGGGGACCTGTGGTTGGAGCTGGCCTGGAGTATGGCCCTAACCGAGGGTGGAGAAATGAATCATTCACTCCGGAAGGCGTATCCGCTGTGACCGATCAGAACACCCTGGCCCCCAGCTTGGTCGGTGTCGGGGCGCAGGCGATCATGGCTAATGCCCGCCGTCTGGGACTGACCTGGACCCTTACTCGGGGTACGATCAGCTCCTTTGACCGTGACGGAAACCCGCAGGTTCTGTTCGACGGAGATCAGAGCAACGGAAACGGATTCATCACCACATTCAATATGTCGGGGCAGGTTCTTTTCATCGGCACCCGGGTTTATGTCCTGGTGATTCCACCATCCGGAAACTATGTGATGAGCCCCGTCTCCGCGAGCCTGGAACCCAGTGACCCGGGGCGTGGGGTGGTGGGTTTCGTCAGCTCCTCCGCGAACACTGCTGCTATCAGCGCTGAGACTGTCATCATGACGACGCCGACAATGCAGCTCAAGGCTGGTCGTGCCTACCGGGCTCATTATCGGGGTGCGATAAGCACAAGCGTTACCACGCAGGCCATTTACCGAATTCACGTGGGAACCACAACTGCTGGACAGACCCTGGATCAGGGTTTCTACTTCCCCACCCTTCTCACTTTTGTACATGGTGAGGGGAGTGTCATCGTCACCAATCCAGCGGATAAAACCACGGCCATGTCCCTTACCTTGCAGGCCAACGCCGGCACGGTAACAGGTATCTCTGATCCCACTGAACCTCGCCAGCTCGACGTCACCGACGTAGGTCCCGCTACTGCTTTTCCAGGCGCGGAAGGCATCACGTGAAAGTTTACGTTTATCCAGCTGACCACTACGGCTGCGGCCATTACCGCCTTATCTGGGCTGCGCAAGCGCTTCAGCTTCAAGGCGTGGATGTTGCCATCATGGCGTTCGGTTCCAAGTCGGGACTCCAGGCCAAGGTTCGAGACGAACCTAACGGTGACCAGACCATTGTCAGTCTCCGGGTTCCTGACGATGCCGACGTAGTCGTGGTTCAACGACCGGCGTACCCGCTCCAGCCCGGAATGATCGACATTATGCGCAGCAACGGCATCGCCGTTGTCGTAGACATGGATGACGACATGACGTGTATCCGGCCAGGCAACGTCGCTTTCGACACGTACCGGTCCGGGAGCACCAGCGGATACAACTGGCGCTACGCCAGCGACAGTTGTCGTAACGCCACCTATGTCACCACTTCTACCGCTCAGCTCCAGAAGGTGTACGCGAAGCATGGGCGAGGAAGTGTCGTCGACAACTATGTCCCAGAAGCCGCGTTGGTGCGTGAACCGGTAGATACAGACGGTTTTGGCTGGGCTGGTACTACTCTGTCGCATCCGACTGATCTCCAGGTCATGGGCAACATGACCCAGAAGCTGATCGATGAGGGTTTCCCCTTCCGGATTGTGGGGCCTGACCGAAAGGTGAAGGAGTGTCTCCGGCTGCGAGAGACACCGCACTGTACGGGCACCGTGGACCTGGCTGACTGGATTCGGACGATCGGCCAGACGTACAGCGTCGGTCTCGTACCACTTGAATCGTCAAGTTTTAATTCTGCCAAATCCCGGCTAAAAGGTATCGAAAACATGGCTGCTGGAGTACCTTGGGTTGCCTCCCCCCGGGAGGAGTATCGTCGACTCCATCGGGAGTCAGGCTGCGGCCTGCTCGCGGAGACACCGAAAGACTGGTACAGCCAGGTCAAGCGACTCCTGACAGACGACGTCCTCCGCAAGGAACAAGCCGAACAGGGCCGCCAGTACATGGAGAAGCAGACAATCCAGGCGAACGCCTGGAGATGGGCAGAAGCATGGACAATAGCGTTAAAAATCGAGCGTGGCTCCAGAATTTCACGGTGATCTCCTCTACCTACATGCAGTGCATCCTGTGCGAAACAGGGGTGCCAGTAGGCGTGGGGGTCTGGAACTCGGACACCAAGTCCTTCGGTTGGACTGAAGGTCCCTGGGATCTGTCCACGTTCCAAGCGTGCGCAACAAGTCACCTATTCGAATGTCCACAGTGGCTGGAGGGAACCGTTGCGGCGCTACGCAATCATCCCGAGTAATGGACGAGGCTGCCTATATGAATGCCTCGATGCGATCTATCCACAGGTAGACGAGGTCATCGTCGTCTACACCGGAGACGACGGCCTCACGGTCCGGTCACAGGACACGTTCTACATCATGGACGAGGAGGACCTTCCCACGATCGTAGAGAAGAACATCTCCGCCTGGTGGAACGTAGCGCTGAAGAGTATCTCTTCGACTTCTCCAGGGGGACAACCCTGGCGGGTGGCCATCCTCAATGACGACGCGATCGTGTCACCGAACTGGTTCGAAGCTGTTGAGACTCGCATGGAGGAAACAGGTGCTGCTGCTGCCTGCTCCGGACCATCAACACACCTGTTGGTGGAGCCCGGACCTGTACCCCTACACCTGCGCATGCAAGGGTTCGCCTTCATGCTCCGGGGGGAGCTGGAACTCCGTGCTAACGAGTCTCTGTACTGGTACTTCAGCGACGACTATATTGATTGGGAGTCACGTAAGCTTGGCGGTATGGCGATGACCGATCAGGCACATGTACGGCACCTGTATCCGAACGGTCAGGTGACGCCGGAGATTCACGTTCGCATCGCTCATGATGCTCAAGCGTTCAAGGACCTGTACGGCACTATGCCCTGGTAGGAGATTAAATGCACCTGCACACATTCCTGGCCGAGGTGCACCGAGTAGTGCGCCCTGACTTCTACCTGGAGATCGGGGTCCAGTACGGCACCAGTTTGCAGTTGGCCTTCGCCGCTGAACATGCCTGGGGCGTGGACCCGCAACCGATCACCTCGGCCAGTAAGAACCAGCGAATCTTCCCGATGACGTCGGATGCCTTCTTCAAGGAGGTCGAGCGGGGTCGGGGCCTACCGAAAAGTCCCGACCATTACAAGTTGCCGACCGCCATTGACTTCGGATTCATCGACGGACTTCACCACTTCGACCAGGCCCTGAACGACTTCGTCAACATCGCCGAACACATCGCCCACGACGGTGTCGTCATCTTCGACGACATCCTGCCCCGCAATCCCAGTGAGGCAACCCGGGAAATGTGCCCCGGTGATTGGGCCGGTGACGTGTGGAAAGTGTCGGAGATCCTGCTGGACACCTGTCCCGACCTCCGCATCGTGGAAGTCAACACTGAACCCACTGGAACCCTGGTGATCTACGGGTTCGAGTGTGGTCCAGTAGATCAGAAACGAATCTTCGCCGAGGCCAAGAAGTACTGGGACACACCAGTACCCGAGTCGATCATCTCGCGCGAGCACGCCTACGAACCTGACGACATCCTCGCGGAGCTACGGGAATTCAAGGGAATCGGATGAACATTGCCGTAACCGGTGGCGGTGGCTTCATCGGCCACGCCGTCAAGCACGTCGCTGAACAAAACGGTGACACTGTCATGATGTTCGACCGTTCCAATGGTCACGACATCATGGGTAACCTGTGTGCGCTCGACGGAGCTGAATCGGTCATCCACCTGGCCGGGATGTTGGGCACCTCTGAGCTGTTCGAGTCGGTTGACGAAGCCATCGACGTGAACATCAAAGGAACCGTCCGCATCCTCGACTGGTGCCGCTACAACCACGCCAACTATGTCGGCATCACGATGCCGGACAGCAACTGGGCCAACATCTACCAGGCCACGAAGCTGTGTGCGATGCGGCTAGCAACCGCATGGCACGTCAACTTTGGAGTGGGGGTGTCACATGTCCGAGCCTTCAACGCCTACGGTCCCGGGCAGAAGTACGGACCCGGTCACCCGCAGAAGTTCATTCCCACCTTCGCCACCATGGCCTGGAACAACCTTCCGATTCCCATTTGGGGATCTGGAAATCAAACCGTCGATGCAGTGGACGTCTACGACGTTGCCCGTATGTTGATTGACGCCACAGAGTGGACAGACGACCAGGTTTTCGATGCCGGAACTGGAATCCCCATCACCATCAACGAGATCGCTGAGTTCGTCATCAAAGAAACCGGTTCCACCGGAGGTGTCCGGCACTTCCGTATGCGAATGGGAGAGGTCCCGGATACGCAGATTGTTGCAACTGGTGATGGGTGGGATCTCTTAGGCTGGAAACCGGAGATGGACTGGGATGCGTTGCGCACCGCGATCCACTGGTACAAGCCGTTGACTGCTCTCCTTGCCTGAGGTAGCTCTGTACTCCGCGCTGTACGGCCGTTACGACTGGGTGAAGCCGTTACCGCAGAAGCTTGGGGTTGCGGCCTACCTGTTCACTGATCAGCGCAACCTCATCGCTCCGGGCTGGGAGGTGGTCTACGTGCCCCACGGTATCGCTACCCTCAGAGGTAAGCCGGAGATCACGAGCCCCATGCTGGCGCACAAGTTCTGGAAGTGTCACCCGCATCTTGCCGTCCCAGATGCTTCCGTCACTCTCTGGATTGATGCCAGCATGGAGGTAATGGTCGATGACTACGTCGGTCGGTGTCTCCAGGCACTCGAACTGGACGAGTGGGCCTGTGTGCGCCATCCAAGTCGAGGTTGTATCTACCCAGAGGCTGAGTACTCCGCCACACTCACATGGCGCTACGACGGTGAGTCCATCCTCGGTCAGGCGGCCTTCTACCGGTCCATAGGCTACGGTCCGGGGCTCGGACTCATCGCAACAGGCGCAAACGTTAGACGTCATACCGACACGGTAATCGACGTGTCGGAGCAATGGTGGCAGGAGTGCATCAACTGGTCACATCAGGACCAACTGTCACTTCCGGTACTTTTCTGGCTTCATCCGGAATTGAAGTGGAACTATAACGTTCCCTGGTTTGAGTGGTGGCGACTACACGAACATGGTTACGGGTCCATGTGAAGGAACGTACGTCAACGATGACCCCGAACGCCGAGACACTGACGCGCTCCTGCTGAAGTGTGGCCGGCCAGGAACGTTACACAAGCAGTGGCTACTGCCCTGGGGCGTCATCCTCTGCGACTACTGCATGGCACAGAAAGAAATCCAGGCACTGAAACAGGAACAGGAACGGAGACGACAGGGTCTATGAACACTGACAAAGTGAACACGGACAAATATCCGGAACCAGCTGAGCTTCGCAGGTTCCAGGTAAAAATGGACGCAAAAGCAGATGACGCCATCGTCATCGCGCAGCATTTCCGCGTTGCTGAAGAGACGGGATACCTGTACTTCTACAAGGATGATGGCAAGAATGTCGCCGCGTTCCGATACTGGAACTCGGTCATCGACCTGGGTCTAATGAAAGACAGTATCGGCGCAGTCTGGGGCCGAGCCCGTGACTGACCCTGTGATCTTCAGCAACGAATGGCGCCAGATGCGGGTCCGACGCGGAGACGCACTCCTCGTCCAGGCCGATGCTGTCACTCAGGAAATCACCGCAGCCATACAGAAGGACGGCTGGGTTCATTCCACCACCTTGACGGCTCTGATCGCCCAGACTCGATGTCTAATCGCCGCAGCTCACGCCCACTACGCAGCAGCCAACGTGCGAGGCAACGTTGAATGAGCCAATGCCGATGTATCCCCGGCTGGAGGATCTCCGGCCAGGAATTACGGTAGCAGTCGCCTGTCATCCGGCCAGGATGGTAGGCGGGCTACTGGGGCGTGCACTCAACAGTGTGTACGCACAGTTTCAGCAACCCGAAGAAATCATCATCGTTAATGACAAACAGAGACACGGTGCCGGTCGGACACGGCAACAGCTCCTCGACCATGTGCAAACACAGTGGATTGCATGGCTGGACTCGGACGATGAATGGCAGCCCGACCATCTGGCGAAGCTGATTTCGGTAGCAGAAGCTACAGACGCCGTATATGTCTACTCCTGGTTCCATGGACCAGATCCACTTGGTCACTTCGGCCTTCCCTTCAATCCCTGCAACCCGCATCACACGACCATGAACGTGCTTGTACGCACTGATATCGCGCTACAGGTTGGTTTCCCTGATTCGGCCGGCCCCTCGTTCAGTAACGAGGACTGGGCATTCATCACAGGAGTCGCGAAGCTCTGCTGTGAACGTGACCTGAAGATGGTGCACCTGGCCGAGCGTACGTGGACATACCACCAGCATGGTCAGAACAGTTGTGGCCTACCGGGAAAAGGAGACGCATGAGTACCGAACCGTGTCGATGTGGCTGCGAGCGCTACCAGGACTGTAGCTGGGCACCGTACTGGGTCGAAGAAACCGAGGAGCACTATGCGCACTTCGACTTCCTGGCTATGCCAGACATCGTCCTTGAGGGACTCACTGACGGCTACGACGACCGACAGATTGATGCCGTAGTTGAGGAACTGATCCGGCTGCGTCGACTGGCTCGGACGGCAGGCGATGGCAAGGTATCTGCCTGACGGCACCACTCTGGGCGTCGTCTACGAAGAATCCGAGGGCTGGTTCAGGTATGAATGCGAACACTGCTGCTACGCATGCTCCGGCAGCGACCAGTACCGGCTCGAACTGAGAGCTGACAATCACGAGAGAGACTGCAACCAGAGGACGGTATGAACGATCTGTATCCACTGGCCCGGATTACTGCCCGTTGGCTCAGTGATAACAACGTAGACATTCCGGATCGGATCCTCATGTTGGTCGAGGAGGTCGGCGAAGTCTCTGATGCCTGGCTGGGAATGACTGGCGGTAAGCCTCGGAAGGGCTACTACGGCAGCAAGGCTGACGTAGCCCGGGAACTGGGCGACGTGGTCATGTGTGCCTTGATGGTGATAGAGAGCCTCGGCTTCAAGGCTGAGGAAGTCATCCTGGAAACTGCGGAGAAGATCGCCGAGCGGCACCGCAAAATCGGCTACTTGCCCAGCTAAATGACATACTGCCTGCAAGAGGGATGTATTTGACATACTAAAGGTGTGACGTTTTCATGTCTCCACTGGTCGCAGCCGAAATGAAAAATGTGACCCCACCACAGGTGGTCCTTATCCTCGGCCTGTCCGTCATCCTGGCCACCACAGTTATCTGGTTGGCCGCCATTGGCCTGGATGTTGTAGGCATCATGTCCGGTCTCGCACCCGTTGTCCTTTTGATGGCGGGTGCGTTTGGCTGGGCGAAGGTCAATGACCTGAAACGTGACTCGACCGAGATCAAGCAGCTGTCCAACGGGCAGCTGCTTGAGCTACGGGAAGACAACAAGCAGCTCCACGAGCGGATTGCTCAGCTGTCGATGCTGATCCCGTCTGCGCCCGTCGACCTGGACTCGAAGTGACCTGCCACCGTCGCTACACGTTCACCGTGTTGGCCTCAGATCTGGCCTCCAGCTCGATCCTGGAGGCCATGTACCTGTGGTGTGACCGGCACTGGTGGTTCAACAGTCCCGAAGTCGAAGAGCCCGCGAACCAGACGCTGGAAGTCTCCTTCGACGTCTCTGCTCGGGATCAGTGGTGGGCGCACCGTCGGGCCATGGACATGATGGAACAGGTTCTGTGGCCGCAACCTGTTCCGACTCCTATCTGGGACACCCTTCCACCACACACAAACCGAGGCCGCTACCGTCGGTAGGGGCCTCGGCGTGAGGGGGAGTGACCTGAGTGCGCATCGAGAAGAATGGTCGAACAGGATCGGAACGGCGATGGACGGTCGAACAGGTGGGAAGTGAGTAGGCGATGGAGGCGGGTAGTCGAACAGGCGGGAGTCGGATAGTCGGGTGGCCTGGCGTGGAGCCGACTTGGCGAGTCAGTGGGGGTGGAGAGCGGGTTGGCGAGTCAGTTGGGATGGAAGGCGAGTAGTCGTAGGGATCGGTTTCGAACTGGCGAGGTGTGTCGGTGTGGGACGGTAAGGCTAAGGGTCGAGAAGAAGGGGTGCGTCGACGTGACCGGGCGCGATGTGTCGGGTGATGTGACTGGAACGGCGGCTGCATTGTCGTACAGGTGGCGGGCTGGGCGGGCACGTCAGGCTGCATCGTATCGGCGACGTCGGCTGGTCTTCCCTTCTATGACTCGGGGATCCAGGCCACCTACATGCCAGAAATTGTCATTGATAGGGCAACGGTATTCGCTCTTGTGTTCCCCATGATGCTGTGCACTGACCTTTTTTGCCGCGCTACGGCTCAGGTACATGTATTTCCGGCATTCCGTGCAGTAGCCGAATGCCCGGAATGTCTTCTGCTTCAAAAGCTTCTCGTTTCTACTTCGAAAGTTGACGTTCGATAAGTGCGTCCTGGATTCGACGCATCGCGTCGTACCGCAGGTGTGCAGCTGAGGTGATCTGTGCAGGTTCGATACTGGCCAGGACTTTTGCCCGTCGTTGCCGTTCTGTCTTGGGTTCGTACTGGTCCAGGGCGAGATCGTCCTGGGTGGTGTCATGTAGCTTGTCGATGAAAACTTGAGTCTCGTGCTCCTCCTGGCTCATGCCGGGGAGCGGGATGGGTCTCATCTTGCGCTGTAATTTCCACTGGTCCCAGCGGGCCATACAGAAGCCGCTGACATGACTCAGGAGCGCGGTCACCAAGATGAGGACTGCGTTGCCGGCTGTCATTATGCCTCCAGCTCAACTCTCCCCCTCCCTGGGGGCATCTCCCATGGTACTACCGGACGTACGACGATGCGACAGCCCTGCCGGTCCAGGCTGTAGGCCCCTTCGTCCACGTACTGCTTGGAGCAGTAGATGGCCACAATCAGTGCATCGTCCACGAAAACGCCCGCGTCCTTGAGTCCGTCTTCGGTGCTTCGTACAAGTTTCGACAAATCCGGAGCAATCGACATATGTGGACGGTTGGATCTCTTGACCGACTTGGGTCTCGTGAAACTGAAATGCGCCTCCAGGATCACCGCACAAGAAAAGGGAGCCGGACGCCCCATTGCGTCCAGCTCCCTCGTTGACACAGACACTACCTCGTTACGCCACGGTGTCAGGGCAGTGCTCGTGTTGACGATGATCCCTTTACCAGCCTTCGACATGCCCATGAAACGCTTCGAGCCCTGCGGTGCCGGCAAACCGTAGACGGTGACAGTGAACTGGTCCATCGGATCATGCTAGATCTACTTCCTCGCCTGGGCCTAGGTTCCGGAAGCTTCGTGACTGGTATTTGTCCGCGATTTCCTTGTGATGTGCCCGAAATTCGTGGATATCGAGCTTCTCCACAGTGACCTGTTCGACGTAGCGCGCAGTCAGCTCTGGATAGTCGCGGACCAGCTCGTTGATGCGCCAGGTCTGTATCGGTCGATGTGTCACTACCTTGTGACCGTCGATCGTGCCGGCGTAGGCGTCCCCGATTTCCTCGTTCAGCAGGCCCTGAAGCCGTTCAGCCTCTTTCTTCCAGGCCACACTGTTGTCGAGTGCCTCGACATACAGCCGGTACGTTTCGTGGTTCAGCTCCACCTTCGGTTCGGTGGCATGTGGGTCTTTCTTCACGGTTTCTCCTAGACGGGGACAGAAATGGGATGGGAAGTCGACGTGAGGGGAGTTGAAAAGTCAATGCGGGAGGAGTTGTGTCGAGAAGTCGACGAGGGGTTGGGTTGGCGTGTATGTGCGTCGAGAAGTCAGTCGGAGGGGGACGGAGTGGGTGGATGTTAGGGCCGACACGTCAATAGGTTGGACCAGGGACGATATGTCGCGAAGATCGGGATTGGAACGTCGCTTGAGGGGATCCGACACGTGAAGTCACAGCGGGCCGAAGGGACGTGATATGAAAGGTCGAAGGATGTGGGGAGGGTGATCAGTACCGAGTTGTCGCACTGACATGGGGTGTGGCGTCGGAAGCGTATAGGCGTGAGGTGTGGTGTCGGAAATGTTTAGGCGTGCGGAGAGGGGTCGAGTCATAGGAAGAGAGAGGGACCGTACAACGTAGACCTGTCCTGTCATGAGGTATGGGCTGTGCCGATCAGATCCGATGTGTCGAAAGACCCGGCCACACACAGTGACCGGGTCGGATAACCTAGAAGCCCTGTCGAGTGCGAGCCTCTCCGGAGGAGGGATCCGCTAGGAAGGCGCTGACATCCTCGCCGACTTTGCTCTTCAGTAGTTCAAGCTTCTCCGTCGCCGCGTTGACGATGTCGGCGGCCTTGTCGGCGATCAGCTTGCGGTTGCGGACGAGGACATACACCGCGACGAGGCTGCCGGTGATCAGTAGGGTCTTCTTCATTTCTGTTCTCCTGTTTCGTTTCGCAGATTCTTGGCAGCGTGACGTAGCACATCGACTACTTCGGCACCGTCACTGGCGTGAAAGTCGTTCCACACGGCGATGTCACCATCGTATCGATGCGGGAAGCGTCGAAGGATTTCCATTCGCACGGCTGCTATGGCTTCTTTTGTTTCAAATAAGGTGTTACCTCGTAAGTAGATTGCACCCGTGATGCAATATCCGGTGACACGCATTTCCGCATCAAAAGACTTATAGGATCTCCGTGCATGGCCTACGTTTTCGATGAGGTCCGCAGCTGATTCGAGCATGTCAGGAGCGGACATCCGTTCCTCGGTCATGATCACTCACTCCTACACGTTGGGTGGCGTGGAATACACCGTTTGAAGTATTTGCATCACTCGCTCGCGGCTGATGAAGCCGAACTGGTTCGGTAGCAGGCGCAGCTGCTGGAACACCGTCATCATCCGGGCCTCATTGATGCGCCGGACCTGATCGAGGAGCGGCGGTACCATGGCTAGGGTGACCTGCTTCGCGGTCTGCTCGATCATGCCGATGAGGGCTCGGGATTCGACTCCGGTGAATCCGGTACCGGTGAGCTGGGCTCCTAGCTCCACCAGGTCCTGGGTGCTGAAGCCGTTGAGAACGTCGGGTAGCACTATCTCGTTCGTGTTCACTGTTTCCTCCTAGGCTTCCAGCTATACCCCAGGGGTAGGGGTCACGGCAACATAGAAGCCGAGTCATCTAGTCGTTGATGCCAGTTTCCTGGTTCGAGCTGAACGGTGCGGCCCCCTTCTGCATCTGCGCCAACCGGCCTCGGTGTTCGAGCAGCGCCCGCCGGAACATGATCTTGGCCATGCTCGGGTGATGCTCAATCCACTCAGATACAGCCACCGCAAGCTCTAGCGCCTCTTCGTGACCAGGACAGAACCCCGGATGGTCGCAGGCATCGGAACAGTTGAAAATTCCTTGATCATCGAAATCATCATTGACAGCCGCGATGATCGATTCAGTGACAAGCCGCAGGACGTAACGCTCCTGCTTGGTCAGCATCCACTCACTCAAAACAGTTCCTCCTGGCCTGGAAGTACAGGCGGGGCCGGCGGTAGCCGGAACCGCATCCCGACACATTGGGGGCCGAGCAGGAACAACCGCTCCGGCCCCTGGAAAATGTGCCAGCCTTTGGCCCGCGCCCGGTCAAATCCCTGCACCCCGCCATAACGAAGGAATTCTCCGCAGTCGACGTAGTTGTCACAGATCAGGGAGTCTTCTCCGGGTTTGATGGGATCTGGTCGCGGTGGTGACAATCGCACCATGTTCCACCCTTACATTCTCTGTGTCTCGCGTTCCTGCAAGGCTTGCAGACGAACCCGATAATGGTGCTGTTGAACATCTTTCGAGAAATCCTCTCCGTACTCCTGAGCCAACAGAACGTATAGCCGGCAACGTTCGCAGGCCATACAGAAACATTCTCCCAGGGTGAACTGAAGGAAAAACGGTGTCAGCCACAAGGGGATGATCAGGACGCGGTGCTGAGCGGTGTCGTGACCTATGCGTGGAAGCCACAGCCGGCCGTTGCTGATCCGCTTCCAGCGGCGGAGGTTAACCCGCCGCTGGAAACTGGCAAACATGATCACTTGGTTGGCTCCCACCGCGTCACCTTGTAGGTGCCGTAGCCCTGCGACCGGGACGCTCCGAGACCGTTACGCTGCCCCGTGGTCCAAATCATCGCCCATTCCTTCTCCTTGAAGGGATGGTCGGCCACGACCGTGAACCGGATGACGGCGTCTTCCACGCGCTCCTGGTATTGGATCGAGGATCCACGGTGCGTGTGGACGAACTGCTGCAACGTGTCCGTCGGTGCCATCACCGGGACCAGGTTGCCTTCCTCATCCTTCTGGAAAAGGGGCACCTCCGTCTCGACCACGAACACATGCTCCGGGAAGTACGTCGACAGCCACTTGCGGGTCTTGCCCCAACCAGTCATGTCCAGCTTGTCGGCGGCAACCGCGACCGACACCGCTTCCTTCAACGCAGCCTTGATCTGGCGACCCTCAATCATCAGCTGCTTCTCTACGGCCTCCTCGTGTCCGAGACCATCCTGAAGAAGTCGCTTGAATCCGTTGAGGTTCTTCAGCTCGTTGACGATTCTCGTCGCTTCATCGGCGGTGATGTTGCGCTCAAGCATCGTCTTCGCGACCAGATCCCGCAGGATGTCGTCTGGCTCCTGAAGCTTGGACTTCAACCAGCCGGTGGCCACCTGCGAGTCGGTGGGTACGCCGCCAACCAGGTTGGCGATGGTGAGTTCGCACAGGTAGTTGTACTGGTAACTCTCGGCATCGAAGTCACCGAAGACGCTGTAACCGTTCGGGAAGATTCGTCCGCCTTCAGTTTCGGCTTCAGTCTTGGACTTTTTCGCTACCATTTCTCTGTTGCTCCTTTAATAGGATTTGTGATTGAGGTGACCGGGGTTGCGTAGTCGTCGGGAGCAGTGGGGACAGGACAAGAGACGTCGGATGGAACCGGGTTGACAAGTCGGATGAGTAGATAGGACAAGGTTCGACGAGTCAGTCAGATCTTTCCAGTAACAGTGGTATGCAGCTCAGCCAGCTGGACGTTGTTGAACACTTCTCCCACCATCCGCTGTCCGATTTGTTTCGCCAGCGCTGCCATGAAGGCAGCTTCCCGGAGCCCTCCCCGGGCTCGTTCCCGGTATCGTTCGGCCACAAACAGGACGTCGTCTGAGTTCATGTTCCGTAGTTCCTTGCGGGAGTACTTACTGTCGACGACGTACCAGGCTTGCAGGAAGCCCTGTCGTAGCGGTTCAGGGTCTCCTCCTTCCGCCTTGGTCGCCGCATCTGAGAACACGGACTGTGGTCCATTGCTCCGTGCGTAGGAGCGGGTCGCAGCATCAGCGGCGGTCATCACACCTCGGATGGCCAGGACAGCTTGTCCTTCCAGGAAGCCGTACAGCAGCTCCCGGTCAGTGCCGAGAAGTTGGTTGTAGATCTCGATCGCAGCCGACGCGGCGTTGTATTCCTGGCGACTGCGGTATTCATCTACCAGGCGTCGTATTTCAGCGACGTAGTCACGTTTCACGGTGACATTCGGTTCAGGCATCTGCTTTCCTTTTATTCGGGACTGAAGAGTCGGGATGAGGTGGGCTGCCAAGTCGCTCAAAGGGCAGAGGGGAGATGATCCGTCACATGCGATGAAAAGTTATGGCTTGACCGGTTCGGAGCCGCTCCGTCGGGTGAGTGATCTGAAACGATACGAAGAGAAAGGTCGATAGAGATGGGTTGACGGGAACTGGCTAGAAGCGTCACGTGGGCAGGCCGGAGGCGATGATGCAGCGTCAGTTGGGGCAGCGGTGTGTAGACCTGTCGCGTCGCTATCGAATAAATGAAATATATCTATCTATGTAGTCAAGAATCAGCCTCCGGACATCTTCAGGAGCAGCCGGGTTGGAGTTCCCGGCCTGGAAGGTCATAGACAGGGCATGAAGATCCATGAGATGGAGCCGGTCGCGCAGGTTGGCCAGAGCCAACACCTGGGCTTCATGGAGCCGGGGCTCGGAGGCGATGAGTCCCAGCCGATTCAGTTCTTCGAAGAGGCTCAATCCGTCGCGGTCACATCTTTTCTGTACCCGCTCCAACGCCTTCATGGCGATCTCGGTCAGCGGTCCATGCACTCCGGGCTACTTCCACTTCTTCGGAGAATGGACCTCAGCCATGATCTTCTTCCACCGTCGGTGGATTTCCCGGATACTGGCTTCAGCGGCCCCACCGAAGCGTTCCATCGCTTCGGTGATTTCTCGCTCATCTGAGCCTGGCATCATCGAACCTGCCTGTGGTTGCTTCATCGCATCCTTTCGTACCCGACACCCGGCGGGGATTTGGTAATCACCCGCCGGGTGCGGTCTCTCGGTGGTGTGTGTGAAGCTATAAGGGAGCCTACAGGGAGGGGTGGGGGGTTAGCAACCCTTCCTCGTAGGAAACCTGCTGTACGTCCTCAGGATCTGGTTCGACCTCATGGCGGCGCTCCTTGCGAGCAGCCTGTCCTTCTTCTACGAGGCGTACGACGGCGCTACGCCGCATGCCGAGAGCTTCTGCTACCTCGGCATTACTCAGGCCCTGCTGCTGGCGCATCGTGATGACAGCCTCCCGGCGACGCTGGGCCAGCTCGGCAAGGAGAGTGTGGCTGATCCAGGTGATCAGTTCACCTGACTCAACGAACTGCTGCTCGGGGGGTAGGGTGTCAAGCGCCTCCCATAGGGCTTGCTTCCAAGAATCATTCACGGTAGTGACCTCTCAATAGGCTTCCGATCTGCTGTTGCAGGTGGAAAGCGTCAACAAGGAGGAACTCCCCTCCCGTACTGATCAAGTATGAGTCATGACCCATCATTCGCACGACAAAGACCCAGGAGTCGGAAGACGAATCCTGGGTCTCGCCGTGGTCCGCGTCAGTCGTCGAGAGTCACAGGCTTCAAGCTGAAATACACGATTGGACCTTCTTCGATCCATGTTCCGTCTGTCAGCCCCCGCGCACACGCAATCGCGTTCTTCTCCTTCAAGAAGCTGCGCAGGTGGACAACGAAGACGCTTCTCGTGGATTTATAAAACCGGTGCCGCATCACTTCATAGCGTGGAAGGCCAGTACTCCAGCCTTTCCGGACAACTATGTGCGATTCGATCACTTCGGAATCCGGTTCCTTTTCTGGTTCCTGGTTCATGGTCAATCTCTCCAGTGGACAAGCACCGCGAAATCGAGACCGACAATCCGACACGTTTCGCGTAGGTGCTGTTCTGATGGGCGATGTGTGCCCTGTTCCCAGTTGCTGACTGCCTGCTTGGAAATCCGCAGTTCTTCAGCCAGGTCGTTGATGCTGAGCTTCGACTGCTTCCTCGCTGCCCGCAGCATGTGCCGGTACGGATCGTTACGAGGATCGGCAGGCTTGCGGGCCATCGTCAGTGTCTCCGGTTTCGTACGGGGCGTTCGTTGATCGCAGCGGACTCACCAGCCAGGTATGCAACTGGGTGAGCTTCGAAGTCTGCCCGGACAAGGTCCGGTTCCCGGCGACCAGGGTTCTTCGTATCCAGGTAGGCGCCTCGGAAGACGCCTACGTAGGTGGTTGTTTCTTCCTCGCTGAGGCCAGCGGGGATGACGACTCTCATGTCATGCTCCATCCGGTGGCGTGGCCGTAGAAGTAGCCGGACCAGAAGTGTGCCATCGACTTCTGCTCGTCGGTGAGTAGATCACTGTGATGGATGGCGGATTGGGCTCTGGCAGCAGCGTTGCCGTCATTGGGGTCGAATCGGACGATTTCTTCCTCCGTGTACCGCTGGAAGAGGATCACTGTCCCGTCGATCTGCTGGATGAGCCATTCCCCATCCGGGGGCAGCTGAGCCATTAGATGATCTTGATCAGTTCGATGGTTCCGTCTGGAGATACGAACCGCATCTCCTTACCAGCCGCGAGGGCTTCGTCCACCAGCTCGTAGACGACCAGGGCTCGGTTCACCGCGTCCACGCTCTTGTAGCCGTGGCGGTCTTTGATCCGATCCAGGGCGTCAGCCGCAGCCGGGATGAGCCCGATCGTCATCCGACGGATGACGATCATCGCCCCTTCTGGTGCCGGTACGAATCTTCCTTCTCTCATCCCTCTACTGTACCCCCCACCCCT